TATTGATTATACTTGTGGTGGTGATATGATTTATCAATATATTGTTATCCCGGTTGCGACAACCACAGTATATCAACAGGCTAAAGTGCCTATAGCAACTAGTTTTGACGATTATGAGATTTATTTTTTAACCGAAGTTCCCTATGAAAGACCGTCTAAATTTATCACAGATGTAAGAATTTATTATAATTATATGTATGGTGATAAGCAATTTAAAGTGACATCTTCTTGGAAGGTACAATTAAATCCTGATATTGGTAATGTTGACCATAATATAAAAAGAGATAAAAGTGACACCGAAAGAGGAAAGCCGGTTATTACTTATGGAAATATGGATTATGACTCATTCTCTTTGAGCTTTTTGCTGGGGCATATTTCTTGTCCTGATTATGGATTAACAGATGGCGATTATAAGACATTTCAGAAATGGAAATCTGATGTTAATAGCAAACAGCCTGTGTTAATAAAGGATATCGTGGGCAATGTATGGTTTGGAGCTATTACATCTCATACATATACGCCTGATGATAGTGGAAATTATAAAACATACACTATTAAGATTGATTTTGTTCAGACAAGAGATATGTATGCTGATAATCAGACCAGAACAAGAATAATGACAGATTGAGGTGATAGGTATGGAATATTATGATATCTATGACCAAAATTATGTTAGACTTGCACAGAATGAAGGGAAAATTGTTCTTGCTAAAATTGAAGTGTTAGACCATTTAGAATATACTATCTACGAGATTACTGATGATATCATTATTGATAGTGAGAATTATTCTAAAACTTATGGGCAAGGTATTCAGGGAAAATTTAGCTTTCAGATTTATAATCACGACCACAAATATGATACCAACGAAAATAGTCCATTCTGGTTTGATAAAAAAATCCGGTATTATAAAGGATTAAAGGACAGATACACAGGCGACATATATTGGTTTAGCAAGGGTATATTTACTACAACCGGAATATCACAAGAAAATGATATTATTAGTATTGATTGTGTAGATAAATTTGGATTGCTCACATCTGAAACGGGTGGCGCTTGTCTCGAAAACGCCACAAAGATTGAATTAGGCGATAAAGTAGGTCAAATGTTTGTAGATATGCTTTCACAAGAAAAAGGTAACGGTAGACCTACCGACCCGATAAATCCTTTGATAGATTTTGATACAAGAGATATTGAACTTGGCGAAGATATTGAACTAAGCACAGGTTCATATTTTGGAGATATATTTACAGAGTTGGCTAACAGTCTTAAATGCAGAATGTATTATGATAATGTAGGACATTTGGTTCTCACAAGAGGCTCTAGTGACTTTGAGTTTAAAAACAAAGCCCCTATGTGGGTGTTTGATGATAAGGCAACTGCTGAATATATTTCTTCTAGTTTGACTTATAACTTTTCCGATGTAAAGAATAGAGTGACTGTCTGGGGAGAAAATTTTGATGGTGCTAGTTTCGTTGGCGTTGCCGAAAATGATAATCCTAAATCCCCAGTAAGAATTAGTCTTGTTGGATATCGTGTGGCTAAAACAATGGAAGATATGTTTGGCTATGAGCAGGCTAACGTAGATGCTTATGCTGAAATGTATCTTAAAATGAAAAGCATTATTGGCATGAGCGTTAAATTGGATTGTACAATGCTCCCTCATTTAGATGTGGAGGATGTTATATTAGTCAGAAATGAAGAATTAGGATTGGATAATGTGAGATTTTTAATAAGCGAAATTTCAATAAATGGAAATGAAATGTCGATTTCATTATGCAATGTTGATAATCTTCCGGAGTTCAGTGAATTTGAATGACTTGCAATGTGTGTAATAATAAGGTGGTGAGAGAGTGACTAATAAAAAAGATGAAAATTCTGAATTGCTTACAAAATTAATTTCTACTGTTCAAAAGAAAAATGACAAAGAAAAAGTAAATGATAGTGTTAAAAGCAAACAGGCTAGAGTAATTGGTGTTGATGATGAAACGCATAAAGTGTTTGTTTATTTTCTTGATGATATAGAAGAAAAAGAGTATAAATTTTTGAATAAAACAGGGGAAGTCATTGGTGTTGGTGATACTGTTAAAGTATTTTATACTAGCAATTCTGCAAAGGGTTGGATAGGCGAACGCTGTGGTGAGCCAAGATATGATGGCGGTTATTCTCTTGAACCAATTACGTCAATTACTATAAATTCCAATATAGATTATTCTGTGCATACAAACGCTGGCATTGAAAGATATGTTGGGATTTTTGAGGGCGAATAAATATGATACCTGATTTGAAATTTTATAAAGATGAAAAAGGTCGTATTATAGAAGCAACAAGAGGAGATAAATATGCAACCATTGAGTGGGCAAACGAAGATGTAGATATAGATTTTTGCAATTTTGTCATCACAATAGCCATAACAGCGAGAGGAGTAGGGAAAGATGTCTGATGTAGACGAGAAAAAAATAGAATTTGTCAGTGACACAGATGTTAGCATACCTGTACGCTGGAAAACAGCCGCAACAGACTTGAGATGGAATAATGCTATTGCTATGGCTGTAACCATTGCAAGAAAAATTGACACTTCTAATTTATGGGACGGATATTTGCATTTCAGAGAAAAAACTGGGGATTTTAAAATTAATCCCTTTGTGTTAAAAACCATGGATATCGAAGATGGGTTTATATGTGATATTCAAACCCCCATAGATATTTCTTTTACAGAGAATGTGGCTTATCACTATATTAATTCTTTTGTTTTAACAACCTCAAGGATAACAGATAACATGCCTTGTGTTACTGGGAGTGTGTATAGCACTGATAGCACCACTATATATATTGAAATGACAAACCCAATCACAAGTATTTCTGCAAACGAAAATATAAAAGCTTTTGAAATAACTGCTACATTTGGTGGAGTTAGATATACGTTTAACCCTGTAAAAGTAGAAATATCAGATGTGTCTAGGATTAAACTTACTGTTACTGATATGGGTCAAGTATCTGGTGAGGTAAATATTTTGTATAAGAGCGAATTAGGAAATATTAAAGAAAGTGCTTATGATGCTTATATTGAGAGCTTTAATAGGGCTTTTACTTATACTATGAATTATTTGGAGGGAGAATGATATGAAAATCAAAGGGCATACAAAAATAGAATTATTTAACGCGGAAACCGGAGAGTTAGAACAAGTAGTAGAAGAAAATAATATGGTTACAAGTGCCGTACAGAAGCTTTTAAATCTTCCGGTTGAATTTGTGTCGTGTAATACAAGTATAAAAACGATTCTCGACAACACTTTACCTATATCTACTAACGCCATGGGTGGAGTGCTTCTTTTTAGTAATAAAAAAGAAGAAAACTCAAATTTGATATATGCAAATGGTGAGGGTGCAGTTGGACATGCTGGAAGAGTATATTCTGGAACTAACCCATGTACTGGGACGTTGAATGAGACAGAGTGTAGAACTCTTAGCAACGGATATCGGTTGGTGTGGGATTTTGCTACAGACCGTGCAAACGGGACAATTGCTTGCGTTTGTTTAACAAGTCGCACAGGTGGATATATAGGACTTAATGAATATTGGGATCCGACAGCAGACAATTATAATCCTAAGATAACTAATTTTTATAATTTTGATAACAACCTGTCAAGACCTTTATACAATCTCCCAAAAGATATCCCAACAAGCGAATTTGGTGGAATTAGAGGAATAGTAGCTAAAGACACCATTGTTTCTTTGTCAAATCCGTCTACAACAACATTTAGACTTTCTTATTATAAAATACTTAACACAGAAAAGATAGAATTAAATTGGGGTGATTGTGGTAGCTCTGCAAGTTCGCCATATAAGACACAGGACATATCTATTACAAACCCAGGAGATTATACTAGTTATACAGATTCAGATGGTTTTATACGTTGCATTGGATATGGTCATCAAGAACAAGAAGATAAGATACACTACGACATTTGGTTTAATTGTAATAGAATTAATGCTTTAACAGGAACTGTTGACCTTGATAAAAAAATACTTATTAATGTTCAAAGTTTTCCTGATGATTTTTATATCAAAAGGTTCGCCAATGCGGGCATCGGGAGCAGTAATTTTTATCACAAATATGACGGTTATAAACCATTTTGTTTGATGAATAATTTTATTATAGCATGGTTTCAACTTGGTACGAGTTCCTATTGCTTAGCTACTGTGGATTTTAACGGAAATTTCATAAAAAAATTTGATTTGACCAGTGATTATAACGATAGGAAGTGGGAAAGGCTTTATGATTTGAAACGTAAAGCACATTTCTTACAGAACAACCAATGTATAACCGAAGATGGGGATATTATTAGGCTAGGATATTGGCAAGATAACATTTCGAATATGGATAATATGCAAATTTATACATATACAGATATATACCCATATTTTATATCTCGTTATAACTATTATAATGCGCCAAAACTGTATCTTAATAAAGACTTCACTTATTTGGCTACTATTAATAATCTAGCCACTCCAGTAACAAAAACTAGTGCCCAGACGATGAAGATAACTTACGATTTAATTGAATCATAGGATAGTTAAAAGGGTGAAATATATGACAATTACTCCTGATAAAATAATCACAATAGCAGGAATACAAATTAAACAAAAAATTATTCCAGATGGTCTCAGATGGAAAGACCCTACTAAAGCTAGAAACGCAAAATTTTCTCCTAATGCATTGTATAAAGCAAATGTAAAAATGCCTAAAGTGAATACAATTACAATTCATAATACTGCTGACTTAGATAATATTCAAGATGATGCTGAAAGATATACTCTTGCTACATATAATGAAAATATGGGTTCAGTTAGACCACACTTGTATGTAGACGAAAGTTCTGTATGGCAGTTACTCAGATTTGATGAAGTGGGATGGTGTAATGCAAGAGGTACTTATAATGTAGGGGCAATAGATGATATTGCTATTGAGTGTATTATGAACGAAAATAAACAATCGGATGCTATAGCAGAAGACAAAACTGCTAGATTAGCGGCATATTTTCTCCACGAAAACGACTTAGATATCTCTGCATTAAGAACACATACTTATTGGATTAACAAAAATTTAGGACTTAGTGGTAGTGTAGACTATCTTAATACTCATATTGAAAAAGGAGTAACGAAAGTTTGTCCTCTTTATATTATGCCACATTGGAGTAAATTTAAAGCAACAGTAAAAAAATATTTATTAGCATATGAAAAACCAGTAGAAAATGTACCCTATAAAATCAGAAGAAGCAAAGATAATGTTGAAAGCCAAATAGGTGTTTATAATAATCTGGAAACAGCAAAAAATATCGCTGATTACAATAGAGGCTATAAAGTTTTTGACAATTTAGGAAATTTAGTATACAAACCTAGTGTTTATTATTCTAAATATATTACCACTAAAGATAGAACGCCTATTAAATATGTGCCAGAACGCAATGCTAAAACTATATCAAGATTGCCTAAAAATACAGAAATTACAGTTTACTTAGGCAGTAATGTTACGGCAGAAAACGGTACAATATGGGTTAAATTTACTAGTCCGGAATGTGAGAAATTTCCAAATAAGTTTGCTTATATTCCGTTTCAATATATAAAAAAGAAATAAATAATAAGTATAATAAAGAAAGGAAGTAAATTTATGACAGACATACTTAACACAGTATTGGCAAATTTACTTATGGTTGGCGTTTTTCTTATTCCTTTAGTACTTATGCGAATGGCAGATATTATTCTTGGTGTAGCTATTGCAAAGAAGAATAGTATCTCTTGGCATTGGAATAAATTTCTTTGGGGATTGTTTTACACAGCTTGTTTTATTGTTGGAATAGGTTTATTTACTACAAGTATCAGTATGATAGAACCTATAATCAGGCAATTTGGTATTGTAGCTGACGAAGCTACTTTAACGGCTCTTAATGGGATAAGTATAGTAGCTGTATGTCTTATAATCTTAGCAATTACTGTGACTTCTTACGGCAAGGATTGTTTTGAGAAAATCAAGACATTAGCAGGGAAGAGCGAAAAATCTGACACTACAAATTCTGTTATTGCTACCTCTGAAAAGTGAGGTACAATATGAATATAGAATTTAATGAAAATTATCTTACTGAAATAACGCAAATTGATGAAAGAAGCAAAAGCAATTCGCATAGGCTAGATGAAGTTGAGGAAGACATTAAAGACCTTAAAGAAAAGAACACCACGCTGATAGAGATGTCAGCAAGTATAAAAAATCTCTCTGAAGGCATTGTAGATATTAAAACCGATGTTAAAGATATCAAACTAGACCAGAGTACTTTAAAAAATGAGGTTTCTGAATTGAAAAATTCACCGGATAAATCCAAAGCCAAAGCGTTTGATGCCATGTGGAAATTTGTTGTAACTGCTCTTGGTGGCGCATTTGTTGGTTGGTTAATTACGACTCTTATTCCTCAATTTGCAACATGAGTTTAGAATATTATTTGCAAAACTGTTGTACAAAATAGTACGGCAGTCTTAATTTTATAGAAAGGAATGATAATATGGCTGGTGTACTTTTGAAGTACGGAAATGATTATAATACGCCCGTTGCAGAGTTCGCTGTCACACAAGAGAGTGACCTGCAAGATTTGCCCACATCTACTACATCTGGAAAGGGTATATTTGAGGGCATGAATGCTGTGCCGATAGGGAGTGTATGTTCTTTCGGTGATACCACTGTTGGATATGTAAGAACATTTATGCTCTTTGATACATGGATGGAAATTTGATATGGAATATAAACTTATAAAAGAAAGGGTGAATTACAAATGGATATAGCAACCCTAGCAGCAGCCAAACGATATACAAACGAAACTGTAATTGGAATGGGGGCATTAAAAGGCGCTCCATGTACGGTTAAATCTGTTACTCCTGTTACTGGTGGTAATGAAGTAATTCTTTCTTGGACAGCAACAGACGGGAGCATAATAGAGAATAGCTTTGTTGTAAAAGATGGTGTTTCGGTTGTTGGAGTTTCTATTGATACTACGACAAATAGTCTTATTGTTGAGCTATCTGATGGCTCTACCAAAAATGCTGGAGTTTTGCCTAAGGGTGAAAAAGGCGACAAAGGTTTCTCTCCTACTATTACAGAAAATCCCGATAACACAAATAAGATATACAAACTTGACGTAACAAACGAAAACGGTACATTCACTACGCCAAATCTTAAAGGCACTGGTGGAGGACTTGACCCTGATAAGTATTACGACAAGGCACAGATTAATGCACTCATTGAACCTCTTGATGAAGCAAAGCATACTCATGATAACAAAGACACAGTTCTTGATAAGCTTACTACAAACGATACAGGCAATACTCTCCTGTTTAATGGCAATGCTATTAAAGGCTCTGCCGAAATAGATGATACTACAATTACAGCAGCTGATAAGGTTTGGTCTGCAAAGAAAACTAACGACACGTTTGAGGAAGTTAAACAGTCTATTACTAACACAAACGCCAAATTTGCTAATTATGATACTTCTACCGAAGTTGATAGTAAGATAGCAACCGCTCTTACTGGTTACGAAAAAACCGAAGACGTAGATAATAAGCTTGCCGAATATGACAAGTCAACTGTTGTCGATAAAAAGATTACCGATGCTTTGACTAACTATGATACTTCGGAAGACGTTGATAATAAGCTGAAAGATTATGCAAAAACAACGGAAGTTGATACAAAATTAAGCAGTTACTATAAGAAAACAGAGACTTATAGCAACACCGAAGTTGATACTAAAATAACAGACTTAACCACAGAGTTGAAAACATGGGTTAATGGTGATGAAAGTCTTGGTATTAAAACAGTTTTATATGCAAACAACATTTTAATGTTTTATAAAAAACCCAATGCAACAATAACAGATGTAGCTGATTTTACAATAAATCTTCCTGTGGAGCAGTTTTTAGACCAAGCTAACACTACATTTGTGAATAGTTTTATTTGGAGTGAAGAGATTTATCCAAACTCAATTAACCCTAATCTTGATGGGCAACCAGTTTTAGTTCTTGCTGTTAAGGGAGACACAGAGATATCTTATAGTTTTGTGTCTATGAATGAACTCGTCAAAATTTACAAGGCAAGCACAGTGGTAAGCACAGTTACCCTTACTATTAATGATGCTACTAATACAATTTCAGGCGAAGTTAATATCTCTGCTGACGAGGGTAACTTGCTTGAAGTTGGCACAGATGGTGGTCTTTATGCAAAGGCTACTGATATCACTAGTAAAGCTGATAAGCTGACTGATACTGACATTAAAGAGAACCAGATACTTCTTGATGATGGCACTGGAAATATCAAAGCAAGTGGCAAGGATATATCTGAATATATACCCGCTTGGAGTGGTACAAAGGCACAGTGGGATGCGCTCGACAAAACTACTCTTGCAGATGGGACGATTATCAACATAACTGATGACTTTGCAGAGAATCCTGAATACATTTCTGTTTGGAGCGGGACTAAGGCACAGTGGAATACACTTGATAAAACCACTCTTGCAGATGGAGCAGTTATTAATATAACCGATGACTTCGTAGAGAACCCTGTACAGGTCAAAGTTATGCCTGACACTGCTACCGAGGGTGATGTCGTTCAGTATATAGGAGAAAATTCATCGGACTATCAGCGCGGTTATTTCTATGAATATGCGGTTAATGAAACTGGAATTTTATCGTGGAAACACCTCCCTGTTGATGCGGTTTACAAGCCCTCAAATGAGGAAGTTCTTAATAAATTTTCTGAAAATGACGAGGGTAAGGTTCTGTATGACAATAAGCCTCTATCAAGTGACAACCTCTGGCACGGCACTCAGGCAGAATATGATGCTCTTGGTGAATATGATGAGAATAAGACTTATATTATTACTGATAGTAACGAAGAAGCTGATTTAAGCGAGGTTGTAATTGACGATACATCGACTACAGCAATCAATAAGACTTGGAGTGCGAATAAAATAAACAATGCAATCAAAGAAGTTTATAGTACGGATGAAGTTAAAACAAATAAAGTATGGATTGACGGAAAACCTATTTACAGAAAAGTTGCAACACAAACAATTACTACCCCTGAGGGTTTTGCCCCAATTGGTGACTTTGACACATCATTAGTAGATTCTGTAATTTCAATTTACGGTTCAATAAAACAGCCTTCGGGTAATATAACACCTATATCATTTTATAATAAGACTAACGATGGGGCTTATGTATATATGTCAAAAGAAAGCAAACGTTTTTTATTATATGCAAGAGAGATAGGTGTTGGTGATGTAATTTTAATAGTTGAATACACTAAAACCATTGATTAAGAAAGGAGCGTGAGTATATATGCCACGAGATAAGCCTTTGTATTGTTGTTTCTCTGTTCCGCAACAAAAATTTTTAACAAGTAAAAATATCCACTATGAGGTTGTGGCACTAAATCCAAATACAAAATGTACAATGTGGATTTATATGAGAAATGAAAAATTAGATAAAGCATTAAACGAATGGAGACTTGGTTCAAAGAGCTGAGTCTCTTTTTGTATATAAACGTGCTTGAAAGAATGTGAAGATTGATTAGTGAAAGGTTAGGGAATTATGTTATTGACAGAAGAAATTGACGTTGGATTAATTCCTAAAAATATACCATATTATGAAAATCTCGGTTATAACATTCCGAGGTCTATGGGTACAAAAAATAAAATTGTAGTAAGACGTGGTACAAGAATAAAAGTAAAAACAACTGACTTGCCGAAATATAGTAATTTTCAAGTTGAAGTTAGTTGTGATAATTGTGGGAAAGTCAATATGACATATTATTGCAATTATAATAGAAGTAGAGATTTATATAATGGTAAATACTATTGTCACCATTGTGTACGAAAACTATTTTATTCAGGAGAAAATCATCATAATTGGAATGAAGATATTACACCAGAAGAAAGATTATTACAAAGACGTTATCCAGAATATTTAATTTTTGTTAAAGCGTGTCTTGCTCGTGATAATTATACTTGTCAATGTTGCGGTCAAAAACACGGAGACTTAAAAGTTCATCATCTTGACGGATATAATTGGTGTAAAGAAAAACGCACAGATGTGACTAATGGAATAACCTTGTGTGAAACTTGCCATGGAAATTTCCATATGCAATATGGCTTAGGAAATAATACTAAAGAACAATTTGAAGAATGGTTAGGGAAATCTATTACAAACTTAGAAAAATATAATGGTGATTTACCTACTACAAGAAAAGTATACTGTTTTGAAGATGATTTAATCATAGATAATGTAAGAAAATACTGTAAAAAAGGGGAATCGCAAATCTATTCATGTTGTAATAGAAAGATTTGCAATAAAGGAACAGATGACGAATATAGAGTTTTGTCATATAAAGGGAAACATTATTTTTGGTTAGATGAATATGAAAGTATGTCGAAAGAAGAGGTGCAAGAAATAGTACAATCAATGATTGATTGTAGCCCTAAAGAAAAAGTAGTATGCGTAACTACGGGTAAAGTGTTCGATAGTATGACAGATGGAGCTACATACTATAACAGAGGGAAAAATGGTAAAAATGGAATAAGTGCGTGTTGTAGAAAAAAACAAAATTATTCTGGCAAACTTCCTGATGGTACTCCATTATTGTGGATGTATTTATCTGATTATAAAAAAATGTCAGAAGAAGATGTTGCAAAATGGCGTGAAGAAACAATGACTAATATAAAAGTAAATAAGAATAAAAATGCATTACATAGCTGTAAAAAAGTTATTTGCATTACAACAAATGAATTGTTTGATTCTGTAGTCAAAGCAAAGGAATATTATCACGCCACAAAAGTTGGAGATTGTTGTAATGGCAAACGAAAAGCATCTGGGAAATTAAATAATGTACATCTTCAATGGATGTTTTATGAGGACTTTTTACAATTATCACGAGAAGAGCAACAAATAATATTAAGTAAAAGCCAAAAATTATTAAATAAGAAAGGAGAAAATAATTATGAGTATTTATCAAGGAAATACGCCTGTGGCTTGTAATTATAACATCATTTCTGGAGCGTTAATTGATGATAGTGTCACTGATGCAACGAATAAGACTTGGAGTGCAAAGAAGATAAACGAAAGTATCCCTAATTCTGACGATTTCGTTCAGAATTTAAAAATGTGGTCTACTGGAGATATAGAAACACTTGCGTTGGAATCTGTTTCGGGTTTAGTGACTATATCTTCTGCCGTAACAGGTATGCCTATTGATAGTGCAGCTTGGATAGGTACTGTTAATGCGACATCCACTCACCGTCAAATTTCAGTACAGCCTTTTGGTAATTCCAGTTTGCTTTATAGTAAAATTTATAATGCTTCAACTCAGACTTGGAGTGCTTGGACTAAGATTGATGCAGGAAGTATTGAGGGTAAGAAGGTAAATGATTTACTTCAGAATTTAGGAACTTTAACTTCTGGTAGCTTGTTAGATTATATATTAACACTTCCTGCTTCGGGTTTTATCTACTGTAATGGTAATGTTACCGATACTCCTGTTGTTGGAACTTATTTTATTGTTGATGTCCGCAAAATGGGAACTACATATGGTGTTACGGCTATTAAGTTTAACTCAGGTGAAATATATACCAACAGATATAATTCCACTTCAAAGACTTGGTATGGTTGGAAACAGATGGCAACAATTAATGATAAATCTACTACATCTGAAACGGAAACTTATTCTGTAAAAAAGATAAACGATACGTTATCTATGTTCCCTTTTAAGTGGAAGCTAATAGGAACTTCTACTCCAGAAACAGGAGCTACATCAAATAATACCTTCAAACAAACAATGTCAAGCGGTAATCCTTTCTGTGTGTATCACAGTTCTGGAATATTCTGCTTTGGTAACGGTACTCCTACTAACAGAGGCAAACTTTATGGAATGACTTCTGGAGTAGTTGCTTCTGTTACATATACTACAGCTGGGTTGCTCACTGTTCAAGTTGATTCTGGTACAGCGTACATTTATGAAATGGAAGGAATAGTTTAAGAGGTGATTAAATGTCGGTAAATATTTTTCAGAAGTCAACAGGCGAATTAAAACAGATTGCTGGTAATGCGCCTGTTGGTGGTAGCGGTGGAAATACAACATCACAAGTTATATTTTCTAAAAAGGCTGAATTCCCTACACAGGGTCTTGCTGACAAAATATATATAGATACTGATACAAGTAAGTCCTATATTTATAAAGATAGCGGCTATGTATTAGTTGGTGACGGTATGGCTACTGTTGATTGGGATACCATTGGTTAAAGTTAATAATGGCTCGTCCATTATATATAAATTGTTTTTTATTTGAGAAAGGAAAATTATTATGGCTAATGTAAAGTTTTTAACAGGTACTTATGCGCAGTATAAGGGTCTTGCTACTAAGGATGCTAACACCCTTTATTTTATTGAGGGACAGCTTTTTAAGGGCGAAACATCTTATACAAATCAGATTGAGGTTGTTGACACTCTCCCCGTAACTATGGTTGCAGGAAAGGTTTATGTGAATACAACTGACAAGTCTGTAACTTATTATGACGGTACTGCTTCTACAGTTGTAGTTCCTGAAACCGTAGCTGCAATTGGTGATTCTACTGCTGACACCGCTCTTGCTTCTGTAAAGGCAATTAAGGATTTTGTAGCTGCTGAACTTGCTAAAATTCCTGCGGCTGTAGATTATACAGTAACTATTACTGATGAAACTGCTGGTACAGGAGAGAAGTCTAAGCAGACTATCAAGCAGGGCAAGGCAGGAGAGGAGACTACTATTGGTACAATCACTGTTCCTAACCTTGTAATGACAGTAAAGGAAACTCCTACCGAGGGATATCTTAAAACTTATCAGTTTACTTATGGAACTGGTACTCCTTTTGAAGTAGATATTCCCAAGGATTTAGTTGTAACTGCTGGTGAAATTATCGTTGTCAGTGATGATGCTCCCGTTACAGGTCTTACCAATGGTACATATCTTAAACTGACTATCGCTAATCAGACAGCACCCGTATATATTGATGTGAAAGACTTAGCTGATGTTTATACTGGTAAGGCTGAAACTACTGGCGTAAGTGTTGCTATTTCTGCAAGCAATGAGATTTCTGCTACTCTTGTTGGCAAGGCTGTTGCAGAGGAGAACCTTGCTGATACTCTTGCTACAAAAGTTAATGGTGCAGACGAGGCTCTTACTTGGGGTGCTATTTCTTAATTACTAAAAGGTAAAATGTTAATAAGGGTAATAATGTTAAATTATTACCCTTATTAAATTATGAATGTGAAAGGAGAAATGTTAAATGGCTGATAATAAAGTTAAATTTCTTCGTGGTACTGCCGCAGAATATGAAGCAAGTACTAAAGACAACGATGTTTTTTATTATGTAACTGATACTAAAAAATTATATTTAGGAGCTAATGAAGTTACTGGTGTCGGTAAAGCTGGTACAGGGGCGAGTGCTGAAATCTTTAACGATTATACTCAAAATAAAGCAAATGGTAATTATTCTCATGCGGAGGGATTATACACGAAAGCTGATGGCTCGGCAAGCCATTCGGAAGGTGCGTATACCGACGCTACCGGGGATTATTCTCATACTGAAGGTTATAGTACAACAGCATCAAAGTTTTTTGCTCATGCCGGGGGAGACTCATCGAGTGCTTTAAAAAGAGGAGCTTTTGTGCATGGTAACAATGTCATAGCCGACAAAAATGATTACGAGACAGCTTTTGGAACGTTTAACAAGAGTAATGCTGATACTCTTTTTTCCGTTGGTAATGGTATATCTACTGAAGACAGAAGTAACGCTTTTGAGATAACTAAAACTACAGGTAAATTATTTGATAAAGAAATTGCTACTAAAGAAGATATACCAACAACGCTCCCCGCGAACGGAGGCAACGCTGACACTCTTGACGGAAAGCACGCAAATGAGATAGCAAACAATCCAAACATGCTCATCAATCCGGATTTCCGGGTAAATCAGCGAGGACAGAACGAGTATTCCACCGGCTACACCGTGGACAGGTGGTACATCTCCACTGATAAGTGCAAAGCTGCTCCGGAAACCAATGGAATCCGCCTGACTGCTACAGCAACGCTGACTTCAAATACCCATGCGTTCTGGCAGAACAACGAATTCCCGCTTGCTCCCGGGAAATACACACTCTCTCTGAACGTCCTGGAAGTATCAGGGGTCTGGTCGGCAAGAATCCGCACTGTGAATGCTTCTGGAGATTACGTCAACAGCTATTACACTTCCGTGCTTCACAATGGGATAAATAAAGTATCGGTTGACCTTTCCGAGGGCGAGTACATTTCCGCAGTCTCCATCGGGTTCAACAAGGGCACCGAAGCCGGGAACTCCCTGAAGCTCGCATGGGCGAAGTTGGAGGGCGGTTCACTGGCGACGCCGTTCGTCCCGCCCGACCCGGCAACGGAGCTTGCGAAGTGCCAGCGCTACTACCAGGTGCGCACCACAAACGACATCGACCCGCTGGACATGCGCCCCAGCATGAGAACCATAACGGACATCAAACAGGTAGAAGGAGGATACGCATATGTCGCAGAATTATGATGAAATCATCGAACCGCGCGAGACCGATGAGGAGCGTGCCGCGCGTGAACGCAGGCTCAGAGCCGCAGAGATAGCACGGGAATTTGCGGCGATAGACCGTGAGCGCGTACGCCCGCTTGCGGCAATAGTTTCCGGAAGTGCCACCGATGAGGACAGAAACAGGCTTGCTGGACTGGAAGCTAGGGCGACCGCACTCCGCAAGGAACTTGCGGGACTGGGGGTTTAAATGGACAGCAGTGTAATCGCGGCGGTGATTTTGCTGGTGGGAACGCTGATAAAATAAACAATTTTTATATGATAAAATTAAAACCTATTGACAAATAATGCTAGATAAGATATAATCTTAACAAGAAGTTGAATAATGCAATTAAGGGTTTGTAGTTAGCATATGAAAGAGTATATAGTGTGTGATTTGTTGTCTAAGAAAAAATATTTGTTTCTAGGAAATAGTATTTATTCCACAATCGAATATAGCGGAAATTATATATCTGCTATAATGAAAGGTAAGAGAATAATTGATTGGGAAATAACGCAATTTGATAATAAAATGTATCGTTTTGATGTAAAATATTGTTTTAAAACTTGTAATAAAAAAATTACAAGTTTTTTAATACAAACACTTATTATAAAAGAACGTGAATTAACTAAGTTGAAATTTTAAATTAATATAAAAAATAAGGGATGCTAGAGCAAAATCTGGTATCCCTTATTTTTACGTTTTTATTTAAGTTTTTTTATTTGTACTATAATATATCTTGACATAACTTTTATTTTGGTGTATAATATTCTACTATCTTATAAATAATGGGAGTGAATAGGAGGAGATAGTTATGCCTAAAATAATGTATCGTAAAAGAAATGGTGGTTGGGAGTATCGTTTTGAAATAGCGAGATTGAATGGTAAACGACAGCATCTTTCTAAAAGTGGATTTAAAACTAAAAAAGAAGCTGAATTAGCGGGAAATAAAGCTTATTTAGACTATAATACAACTGGATTGAATTTCATTCCGACTGAAATGAGTGTGTCTGATTATTTTGATTTTTGGCTTAAAGAGTACTGTAAGGTAAATTTAAAACCTGATACTGTAATAGGATACACTAAAAAGATAAATAATCATATTAAACCTAACGTTGGGTATTATGCCTTGAAAGCAATTAATTCGGCAACACTTCAAAAACTTATTAATAATCTATTTAATTTGGGCTATAGCAGAAACACGTTGCTTTCTATTAAAGGAATATTAACTTCAGCTTTCAATTATGCTGTTGAACCATTAGGTTTTATTGCTAATAATCCTGCATTAGCAATAAAACTCCCACTAAAAAACGCTCAACCTGATACCCCCACTAGGATAGGAGAAAGGCACATAATTTCAAAAGAGGATATGGCAAAAATTTTAGAACGGTTTCCAGAGGGAAGTACTGCATATATCCCGTTGCTTTTTGGATATAGATGTGGCATGAGAATGGGCGAAGCCTTTGCTGTCACATGGGATTGTGTTGATTTTGAAAAAAAGACAATTATAATCAATAAACAAGTGCAATGGCAAGAAAAAGACAAAAATAACACTTTGTCAGAAAGCTATTGGTATATTACTGCTCCAAAATATGGGTCTGTAAGGATTATCGATGTTGATATTGAAACTATAAATGTTTTGAAACGAGAGAAGGAACGACAAATAATAGACAAACAAAAGTATGGTAATTTATATATCCATAACTATTGTACGAATGATAACATAAAAAGAATCAATACTGAATCGGGCGAATTAATTGATTTTGTCACAGTAAGAGAGAATGGTGAATTTATTCAGCCTAGAATTATGCAACATACAACTGCCATAATTACAAAGAAATTAGGTATTAAATTTAATTTTCATTCATTAAGACATACTCATTGTACAATGCTTGCTGAGAATAACGCGCCTATTAAATATGTTCAACAAAGGCTTGGGCATAAGAACGTAACAGTAACATTACAAATCTATCAGCACGTTTCTGAAAAAATGTCTGAAGAAGGCAGAATTGCTTTAAATAATATATATGACATTAACGAGAATGTTAAGGGCAATAAAATCACCTAATATTTCAAAACGCGTCCACATTACGTCCACCTTTTTTAAGTTTTTGTGAGCGATTAGAAATGATAACAAATGAAAATAGATGACGTACCATCAGGGTTTATTGTTTACAAATGGCTTTATTAAGGGAAATATGGAGATTACAAAATATGATAAATGATGATGGGGTTTTTGCTGATGCGTTGGGCAACAACCCCATGGTTGGCGCTACCGTTGCTTGTGCAGTTCTCGTAGAAGAGGCTCTCAAGGCTTGATTTAAAGCCAAATGCAGAGATTTTGATTAATTGAATAGCTTTACAGAATAACATTCAATAAAAGAAAAATCTCTTAGCCGTCCACATCCCGTCCACATTTGAAAAAGTTGTGGACGGGATTTTTATTGCTTGTGGACGTGTAAGAGATAAAATTATATTGTTAAACTATAGCCCTTTATATCTGAAGTTATAAAGGCTTTATATCGTAGGGGTCAGTCAAATCATTGTCCTCATTAATTGTAAGAAACTCTACTAACGCAGAATGCCTAATTTTATATGAGCCTAATTTTAAGGCGGGTAATTTTTTCGCTTTGATTAATTCGTACACATAAGTTGTGTTTGTCTGAAGAATTTTCGATACTTCTTTTACTGTATATAAGCGTATATCTTCTGAATTATTTTTATTATCTTCCAAAGTAATTAATCCTCGTTATTTGCAAGTTGTGCTTCCAAACCCACCATTTCTTATGCCATTAGTTTCATCATCTATTGTAACAAAATATTGTGCAATTATTCCTTGTGCAAAAGCTTCGCCTTTGTTAATATGTATTGTCTTGCCTTCACGCCCGTCATTTGTTATCTTTATAAAGATGTGTCCTTCGTTGTCCGACCCAAAATAATCGCTGTCCACAATGCCCACTGTGTTATCTAGTTGCATACGATGCTTAAATCCAAGACCACTACGAGGATAAATAGCGAGGAACTTGTCTTTATCAAGTAACACTCTAATTCCAGTAGGGATTTTTATTGTTTTGTTGGGTGCTAATTCAAAATCAAACGGTGAAAAGAAATCATATCCTGCTGAACCTGTGGTTGCTCGTTTAGGGAGCTTAATATCATTGTATTCTGTGCGTAAATCTACATCACCACCAATAGAATTTACATACTGGTCAAAACTAACCTTTTCAAACTTATTCATTATACATAACCTCTAACTTTTTTTACATTATTCATAATTCTTTCAATTGTATAATTTACATCTTCATTAGTAAGTGTATCGTCCCAACTTAATCTGATACTGTTGTAGATATATTCTTCTGGGCAGTTGATAGCTTTTAATACATGACTAGGTTCTAATGAGCCACTATTACAAGCTGAACCTGCTGATACACAGATACCGTCCATATCAAGTAGCAACATGAGAGATTCAGCTTCAACGCCCTTAAACCCAACATTTAGAGTTGACGATATGGAGTGTTCTATATCTGTATTAAAATGTACATCTGTCATTTGTAAGAAAGCATTATAGAATTTATTTTGGATTTCTCTACAACGCTTATCTCTTTGGGGTGAGTAGTTGTAAAGTTCTGAGGCTTTGCCCATTCCAACTATACTAGCTACGTTTTCAGTCCCCGGTCTAAGTTTCTTTTCCTGTGCGCCACCGTAGAGGAAAGGTTTAAACTTATCGGGTTCTTTTATGTAGAGTATGCCTACGCCCTTCGAAGAGTGAAATTTATGACCACTAAGAGACAAAAAATCAACGCCTAAATTAACCACATTTATTGGTACGTGTGAAAAAGCCTGTGTTCCGTCAGTATGAAAAAGGACATTATGTTTATGACAAATTTCAGCCATAGTCTTAATATCATAAATTTCGCCAATCTCATTATTTACAAACATATGGGAGTATAAGTCGGGCATTTGCTCATATAACTCACCCTCTAATGATATAAATGGGCTTTTCTTTAATGCACGAGGATTGTTAAGTATAGAATGGTGTTCAAAGGGAGAACACATTACTCTATTGAAATTTGAGCAAATCCAGTTATTAGTTTCAGTTGCACCTGATGTGAATATAATTTGCTTTGGCTTCGCATTTATAGCCTTGGCTATTTGTTCCCTAGCATTTTCTATCCCTGCTTTTGTCTTAGTTCCTAGAGAGTATAGTGATGATGGATTGCCATAATTTTCTGTTAAGTAAGGGAACATAGCTTCGAGAATGGATTTTGTTATTGGAGTTGTAGCTGCCATATCTAAATAAATTGTTTTATTCATATTAACCTTCTTTCATTTCACATTAAACAAATAAATATAATTGCTGTAATAGCTATTTGCGAAAGATGTATTGATTGGTCGGTAATCAGATTTATTTTTAACTTATTTGCTTTGAGATTATCTACAAACCCATGAATAATGGCGTTACAAATAAAGACTATTAAAAACGTAACAGGAATATTAAACGACATTGATATTGCTATTGGTAACATTATCATAAATGACCAACTCATAGAGTGCATTACAAGTGCCATTATGTAATCGTATTTATATAGCTTTTGTGGAGCATTTTTTTGCCACCATTTCTTTTGTTTCATTGAGGCTAAACAACTTTGTAAGTAATAGTTATCTACAATATGACAAAATACCATAGCTAAAATTATAAAAAGATTATTCATTATTTACTTTCCTTTTCATTTATTTATCATTGGACAAACAGCCATACCCCTATCTTTCATATAAGATATAAAGTCATCAGGATTAACTTGTTCCATCATTTTACTCATATTGTGGATATGCCTTGTTATAAGTTGTTTTAATAGTTACAAGAGCATTGTCTTTAATTTTGCAGACTTTCCCATTTTTATACCAAATATCTCCGTTGAATTTATTCTTAACCATATTATAAACGTCATTATTGTAATAAGGACTTTGTTTGTCTATAAGATTTTTAATCATTTCTGTTTCGATTTTATCAGGTTGGCGAAACTCATATATAGGCACATATTGATAACGTTGAAATGGAATATCATCAATATATATTGTAACTGTACGTCTCCAGAAATCTTTTAATTCGTTTGGTTGATTCATTTATTATCTCCTTTTTATAAACTTACGATGAAAGAAAGGTTTTATTGTAGTTTTTGATTTTTCTATCCCTTGTTTTACCGAGGGCAGAGAGGGGTTGAATTTTAGCAAATCTTATGATTATTTGATTATTTTATACAAACTAAAATTTCAACATCAGTATTAGCAAAAGTTGCTTTAATGATTTTCTTAACCTTAGCCCATTCAAGTCTATCTAATCCACAACCTATTCTCGGCATCGCAAGTTTCATAGTACAACCATACGATTCCATGGCACCGCACAATTTTGAAGCTTCATTAAGGGCAGTTTGTAACGATTTATATGTGGGCTTTTGCCAGTATTTTTGTTTTGTAATAAGGTTAAATACTGCTTTCCATTCTGTCTTGAAAGTTGTGTAACATACACCTACTCTTTCACTTTCGCAAGTGTTAAGAGCAAATTCACTCGTTTGTAAATATTTTTTTACACCACGTTTTGCAAATTCTCTTGCTATGCCAGCACCCATAGTAAAATCTGCACTTATACAATGAACAAGGACATAATCTGTGGGGACTGTAAATAAATCTCGATATTCTTCTCTGATTGTCATTTTTATTCACCTCGATATTTTAAATCCAATAATTCATTCAAAACCTTATTTATTAGTGGCTTAGAGATTGGAGTTTTTATATGTAAATAATTTTTCAGTAACTTTAAACTGATTATTTTTGTTTCTATCTAAAGTTCTTGTGAAAGGCTTCTCCCAAATACATTCAAAGTCATCAGGTGCATTTTGTTCTGAAATAAAAACCTTGTTATCCTTACTTATTTCACGCATATAATTCCAAAATTCATTCGTATCAAATTTCTGTCCTTGATATGTAGTCGTATTTGCATAAGGTGGGTCAGCATATACTACAGAGCCTTTGGGAATTTCTACATCTTTATAATCAAGGCAAGTAAACTCAACATTCATTAGATATTTCATATCACGTTCTAATGCTCTTTTTGTTTCTTCTGAATGCCATCGTATTTCTCCATTAGGCTTTTTGCTTTTGCCATAACCTCCAAACCATTTGCCACCAAATGAACTACCGAAACCTATAAAACCGACATATTCAGGTAATTCATTGTTAATATTAGAACGGGCTCTTTTATATTCCTCTTCAGTAATATAAGCGGGAGGATTATAGCCATTTTGTAAAGCTTTATATAAAGCAATTAAATATTTGTGATTATCATTACATACAACCTTATTAAATGAATTAGCGAGTTTAACTTCGACCGCACAACTTCCACAAAACAAGCTTACAAAAGTGTTGCTATTATTACTAATCTCTGCGAAGTTATGATATCTGCTATTTGTTGTGATATTCTGCTCTTTCCACCTTGATACCTCATTTATTATTACCTCCGATATATTTTTAGCTATTCTTGATTTACCACCTTGATATTGCAAATTTTATCACTTTCCTTTATCTATGTATTCAACATACTTACCGTTCTTATATGTAAATAACTTTTCTATAGATTTACTACGACTTGCATTATCAAGTGTTATCTTAACTTCACCAGACCAAATTTCTATAAAATCATCAGGAGCTTGGTACTCACTGCATAGCACAAAGTTATTTATACTGACTTTTCTAACCCAATCCCAATATTTCTTGTGGTCAAACTTATCTTTGAAACCAGTAGTATTTTCGTATGGAGGATCGCAATAAATCATTGCGTTGGTAACATCAATAGAAGTAAAATCTCCACAGATAAAATTCACATCTTTTAAATTTGGAATTTGCTTTAGTACATTATTTATACTTTCCTTATAGTAGTTTCTGACTACTACGTTCTTATCTGAAGGTGCTTTTGCAATATGAGTTTTAGCATATCCAGCAAACCATTTTGAATTATAACTTGCTAAAATTCCTGCAATAGCAACCATATACTTAGGATATTTTTCTTTATTATCACGAATATCTATATATGTATCTTTATCCATTGAAATAGAATTGAGGTTAAGACCATTTTGCATAGCATTCCAAAAATCAATAAGATATTCGTTGCTATCGTTGCCAATACGGGTCTTACACTTAATTTTGTCTATCACATTAGCCCCTCCTACACAACTTTCTATATAGGTTTCAAGGCAATTATCATCTATACATTTCTGAATTATAGGGACTATTTCTTTAGATATTCGGGACTTGCTTCCCATAAATTTCAACTCTTAACATCTCCTTAGTTATTAGTTATAAAATACAATAAAAGTGGATTTTCATTGTATTATTTCATTAAAACATTTTGCCTTTATAATTAAACATTGGCATAGTAATAAAATCGTAAGTTTTCAATTCATCTAATCCATTAAGATTCGTCCAACACCCTTCATGAATCATTAAATTAGAATTATCGCCGAGATGAACAACTACACAGGGAATACCTTTTGCATAAGCATACCCACATTCCCACGCTGTTCCAGAGTCGGAATAACCACCGTGATAAAGCATTACCATTACATCAGATTTATCAATCTCAGTACTATCCATTTCAAATATTGATTTTGACCATTCTTTTGTACCTACATCAAAAGTTCGATTTTCATGTTCTCTGGGTGAAAATACGTCATAACCTTTTTCTCTTAAAATTTGTTCTGCTGTAGCGACAGCGTTAATTTCATTCTTGTTGAAAAATGGAGAAGCTAAATAAATTTTCATCATTAGTCATCCTTTCAATTATCACCTTTTATAGCAATTACTTTCTTCCAGTAAGGTTCATACTTATTTAGTTCCTTGATTAATAAGGTTTGAAATTCTTCGTCAGATAGATTTTCGTATTCTTCACAGTCTGCTAAGTAATCTGATAGAGCATCTTCAAAATCATCTCGATCGTTATATACATAGTCATCTCCAAACGGTAAAGTACAATCAAGGATTTCTTCAATGCTAAAATGTATGTCCGAGCAATATGTATACCCATAATCATCTGAAACTGCATACCGACCTACAAGAACCACTATAGGCAAGTCAGGATTTTCTGCGATAAGTTGTTTTAGTTCGTCTGAACTTTTTGATAAATTAAGTGGCTTATTCATATACATTTGAATTTCAACCCTCTCTACAAAATATCACTTAAACATTTTCTGCATTTCTGATTTAACCAATTTAGAAATAATTTTCTGTAAACCTGATTCAATTTCTTTATCTGTGGCAATATCAAACTCGTCTTTAAGTTCTTTATACTGTTTGGTTCTAATATACTTATTAAAAACATCAGTTTTAACACGTTCTGTAATTTCGTTTTTCATATCATCATCAAGAGCATTACCAATCATCTTAATAACGGTTTCTGTAAGCTTGTCTTTAAAGCTCCTGCCATAATGGTCTTGATTACGCATTACTTCATTTAACATTTGAACTGCTGCTTCGTGAATAATTTGATTTTGAATATCTTCAATATCAGCATAATCATCAACAGATATATTTACTTTTAGGTTCATTTAATCGCTTCCTTTCAATTTACAATAAAACGAGTCTTTAATTTCTGATTTTACATTTACTCATTTTAAAAGTATATCATCTATGAGTTTTGTCAAATGTATTTTATCTGGAAAAGTAATTAAATTACTTAAACTAATTGCATTTCTAAGCGATATACATTCATTAATATAATCTTCATTCCCTAAGTTCTTTCGGTTTAAAATTATCCATAATTGTTGCAACGCCGAAAGATAATTCATTTGGCTACACATATTTTTGTTTATGTTTCTACGAATTTTTCTTATAACTGACATATTTTAAACCTCGATTAATTTAAAACAAAATACTGTTTTTATTGTAGAATTTTGACTACATATAGTATCTTAAATTTCATCAACCACTTCAAATTGAACTGAACTATCAACATAATCATCTGCTTCAAGAACAATATCACTATCGTAATACTTATCCTTTACCTTTTGAATTGCCTCCTCTGAAGTTTCAGCTTCAATTTCAAGTCTACTTGCAAGTAGCTCTGATACTTGTATTATGTATTTCATATTTTTCACCTTAATTGAACCATTTGATTTTTGGTGTCCCCGTAAATCCTTTTCTCCATATATACCAACCATAAGCAACTGCTGTTCCTGTACCTGATTTATATGTCTCAAAATCTCCGTTTTTTGCACACTGAAGCCTTGACGAAGAAACATATAATGTTTCAAATGGTGTTTTATCAAACAATTCTCTACGAGATTTACTTTCTAAAAATGTAAGTTTCAAAAACATTGCAACCCTACATCCATTTGGTATTATTTCGAGGGCTTTCTCAACAAACGCTTTTGAAAATTTATATGGGGGGTTAGTAATTATATCTCCATCCCAATTACCATTAAAATTAAGAAAGTCAATTGTTTCAATTTTGCCATTATGTAATCTATCAACAATATCGGAGTTTCTTACAGTATATCCTCTATCTTCAAGAACCTTGCTCAGATGTAGTTCACCACAAGCACACTCCCAAACATTATTTGAAAATGATTCTTTGTCGAGTAAAAGTTCTAATGCTGAAGGTTCTGTGGCATAATAATCCATTATTTCACGCTCACCATCAGAATGATTGCTCGCTCCGTTGCAGGTAAACACTGCTTTATTATTTCCTGTCCAATCTTTATTATTATCCAAATTTAACATCTCCTTTTATATCATGAAATTTTTGTTTTATCGTAAGATTTAACATATAGCGTAAGTCAAAATGAGTTATAATGGCATACACTATATGTTATTTGTCTTACTTCACTTTGAAATTGGTATGATTATTCACAATAAAGAACTACTTTGCCTTGGTTCAGGCTTTCTTGAACGCTGATAACCCTCTGATTTGACGACCCCTGCCAAGCAAGGGAAATATCTCTTTTATCATCTTCATATCTGCCATCAACAAGAACATCACAATACTTAATAACGTCTAATGTGGAAACCCTATTTACTTCATAGTCTTCATATTCTTTATCCTTGTCAAGAATTTCTTCCCATGTATATCCGGTATAAAGCCAGATTGTTTTGCTAGGGAATTTTTCTTTGACTGTTTTAACAATCTTATAGACAGTTTCAAGATTTTGATATTCAAGAGGATGACCGCCCGATAAAGTAAAATGAGATATGTAGGGTTTAGCCAATTCTGACAGGATTTCTTGCATTGTATCTTTAGTAAATGGCTGTCCAGCATTAAAATCCCAAGTGGAGGGATTATGGCAACCGTGGCAATGGCAGTTGCACCCCGATACCCAGAGTACAACTCCTATGCCTATACCATTGGCAGTATCATATTTACTGATTTTTATGTAATTCATAATTCCAACTATCGCCTCGAATAATATATCCTATCATACTGCTATCAAGATTATACATAGTTCCTAACCGTTGGTATGTTATCTTTTCATTATGATATTTGTTTCTTATTTCATTTGCTTGTTCTAAAGTGATTTTTGCACTGGATAGATTATTAATTACTGCGTGTCTTCGATTGTATTTATTGTTGCACCACTCTAAATTATAAACAGTGTTATTATTTTTATCACCATCAATATGGTTTACTTGTGGATAATTATTAGGATTCGGTATAAAAGCTTCAGCAACAAGTCTATGCACAGAATACATATGTTTCCCAAGATGAACTCTATAATAGCCTTTAGTGTTTTGATTATTAGGTTTTAAGACTCCTTTTTTGCCAATAATCGTTCCATCTGTTCCAACCTGAATATACCCATAATTTTCAATCCACAAAGATTTAAAATTTTCAGATATAATCATTAATTGTCTCCTATATGTATAACTCTTTCTTTTATTTCTTGAGTTCGCCCTGCGTTCCAAAAATTACTTCCTATATAACCACAAGTACGGCGTGCAACATTAAGTTTCTTTTCGTCTCTATTATGACAATTAGGGCATTCCCATACAAGCTTGCCTGTTTTCTTATCTTCAATAATCTGTATTTCGCCATCAAATCCGCACACCTGACAATAATCAGATTTTGTATTGAGTTCAGCATACATTATATGATCATAAATAAACTTGATTACTTCAAGCACAGCTTCAATATTATTATTTAAATTAGGAACTTCTACATAGCTAATTGCTCCTCCGGTTGAAAGAGACTGAAACTCAGATTCGATTGAAAGCTTAGTGAAAGCATCAATAGGTTCTGTGACGTGTATATGATAACTATTGGTTATGTAATTCTTATCGGTTACACCCTTTATAATACCGAAACGTTTCTGTAAACACTTGGCAAACTTATATGTTGTCGATTCAAGAGGTGTACCGTAAATTGAAAATCCGAGATTAAGGTCTTTATTCCAATCGTCACACTTATCGTTCATATGCTGCATTATTTTCTTGCCGATATCCCGACCTGTTTTTTCAGTAAGTTTATAACCAGTTAAAGCATAAACACATTCCCACAGACCTGCATAGCCAAGAGAAATACTCGAATAACCACCTGTAAGGTATTTATCAATTACTTCACCCTTTTTAAGTCTTGTCAATGCTCCATATTGCCAAAGAATAGGTGCAACATCTGACGGTGTACCCTTGAGTCTTTCATATCTACAAATCAAAGCTCTATGACAAAGTTCCAGACGTTCATCAAATATCTTCCAAAATTCTGTCATTATATCATTTGAGTTATTCTTCTTTGCTGTGAGTGCAACATCAACAAGATTAATTGTTACGACACCTTTATTAAATCTGCCATAGAATTTATAACTTCCGTTTTCATCTTTCCAAGGAGAAAGAAAGCTTCTGCACCCCATACTTGTAAAGCAATGACCATCTTTAAGCTGCTTCATTACCTTTTCACTTATATAATCTGGAACAAGTCTCTTAGCGGTGCACTTTGCTGCAAGTTCCGTAAGATACCAATAAGGCGAATTCTCATGGATATTATCTTCTTCAAGGACATAAATAAGTTTTGGGAAAGCGGGCGTAATCCAAACACCTACTTCATTCTTAACTCCCTGATAGCGTTGTTTAAGTACTTCCTCGATAATAAGTGCAAGGTCATGCTTTGTTTGCTCATTCTGCACTTCGTTAAGATACATAAAAATAGTTACAAATGGTGATTGTCCATTCGTTGTCATAAGTGTAACTATTTGATATTGAATAGTTTGAACACCGCGCTTAATTTCTTCTTGCACTCTTTCTTCTACAATATCGTCAATAGTAGGCAAATCACCATCTTTTATTTCCCAATTGAAAGATTTGAAAAAATATTCAACATCTTTACGAATTTTTTTTCGTGAAATATCAACAAATGGTGCAAGTGCTGACAAAGTTATACTCTGACCACCATATTGATTACTAGCTACCTGTGCGATAATTTGTGTAGCAATGGTACATGCAGTGGCAAAACTATGTGGCTTTTCAATCATTGTGCCACTGATGACTGTCCCATTTTGTAACATATCATTGAGATCGATTAAATCGCAGTTGTGCATATGTTGAGCAAAATAATCTGCATCATGGAAATGAATAATTCCTTCGTTATGTGCTTTAATAATATCTTCTGGGAGAAGAACTCTATTTGTTAAATCCTTTGAAACTGTACCTGCCATGTAATCTCTTTGAGTAGGAAGCAATGTTGGATTTTTATTTGAATTTTCTTCTTTTATAGATTCATTCTCACAATCAATAAGAGATAGCATTTCATTATCAGTATTGTGTAATCCTCTTACCATCTCTCTCTTGTATCGATATCTTATGTACGCTTGAGCAACACTCTTATCATTGTCCATAAGTTCACGTTCAACTATATTTTGAATTTCTTCTACCGAAATTTGGTTCTTATAGAGATTGTAAATCTTTAGAACAACATTATCTGTAACTCTATGCGCTATACCCATGTTGTATTCTGCAATACCTGAATATGTTTCTACGAACGCTTTTGATACAGCATTGTAAATCTTGTCTTTATTGAAATCTACAATATCACCATTGCGTTTAATAACTTTGATTTGATTTTCTTTTATCATCTCATATCACTTATTCCTTCTTTATTGTTTTTATTATTGTCGTTTCTTGTTTTATTCCTATTTAACTTTATGCTTTCATTCTCTTTAACTTGGTTATTCAACACATCAATTTTATCAATTTCATCAGTGTGTTTAGACATAAACACCATTGAAGCAGTCAGATAACCAAGTCCGAAGAGGATGAAACCTATTGTTATACCTAAGATAATTGTTACTATCATCATTGTTTTATCTATGTATGAATCGGGGGAGCTTGTTCTGTAAAGTAGGATTAGACATATAATCATATGTGATTTGTAATTGTCTGTCTATATCTTCCCAATTATAGGCTCTATGGCTAAGAAATCTGTAATTGAAAGGAGAATCAGGAACGCGGTATTCATCTTGATTCCATGGATAATCAAATACTATAGAATGATATTTGCCATTATCTAAATTATCAATACAATCATCAATAAGTACATCAATATTCCCACTAAGCATTTGTTTCTTCTGCATACAGATGAGGTTCTTTCTTACGTCCATAAAAGGGAACGTGCGTTGTAACCATTCTGCTTTCTTGTGCATATTTTCTGTATTTGTAGCAGTTACAAAATATATCTCATGCCCGTTATCATACCACTTCTTTAAGACTTCAATACAGCCGGGCATTACTGATACACCTTTCCAAACTCTCTTGTCAAGGAACAGGGAAGGGAAGTCTTTCTTAAATTCAGGCTTAACATACTCTTCAATACCATAAGATTTAATATTTTCTATTTTGAGATTATCATTATGGTCTGCATTGTAAACCTTTAACACGCTTTCGGTCAGATTATTTAAGACGTTATCCACGTCACAAGCTATAATCATGTATCAACCTCTGTCTCATTTTCGCACTTAACAATATATTCATGTATCTTCTTAGCTATATCGTTGAGTTTTGTATTGTCTCCATTGTCGATATTAAAATCACCGAGGAAATTTCTGAAATCAATATCAATAAGAAGTCTTTCCATTATCTTACTAAACTCATCTCCACGCTGTTCCATACGGCTAATACGAGTGTGAACAGGGGAGGTGATTGTAATGACCTTAACTGGCTTACTAGTATAATGACTTTTTAAAAATTCGATTCCCTGTGGATTTATTATATAAAGGTCAGAATTGTCAGCTTGTTCTGCGGTCGCCCCATAGCGATAATCTCCATACGAAGTATAACCTATAAAGTTAGCTAGTTGGTCAAAGAAAGCATCGTTTACAAAGGTATGCCCTGTTTCATTTTCAGTACGCATGGGTCTTGTTGTGTAAGACTGCAACTGCTTATAACCATACTTTTCTTCGAGAACATTTGCTACGGTTGTCTTGCCAGAACCTGAAGCCCCAACAATAAGATATAGATTTTTCAAAGTTTAATATCCTTTCTATAATTTTACTTATTAGTATTTGCAATAATCAATTCTGACCATGGTAGTGTTTCAATCCACTTGCAAAACGCTTTCCATTCAGGGAGAGCATGATTTTTACGTTGTCTATAAATTGTCTTTAACTGTCGATAATTTGTAGTCATTCTTGCTGTAAGTTGCAATCCGACAGGGCAATTATAAAGCAAAGCAAGTCTTGTATCTTCACAAGGATTGTTATTATATTCTGTTAAAAGTCTTTTCATCTCATTCTTTGTGTTTTCAGTTACATAAGAACAAAATACTTTATCATAATCCATTTTTGTAAGTCTGTGCATTGAACTCATGCTACTTACGAAATCTAGAAAATGATAACGTTCCGCTTCTGTCCATGCTTTAACGGTAAACTTCAAGTCAAACTGAATAATAACACCATTGAGAAAATTATCATGCCCTTCACCAATATTTGTAGAAGCTAGATTCACAGCCCTTTTTGTGTTATTGTTTTCTACTGTGGTTTCGCCTATAAGGTCAACACTATCAATTTCGTCAATCTGCTCACAAAAATCTTTTGAAGTATATGGGTTTATAAGCATTGGATAACCACTTGCAACCATACTTTCATACAAACCATATATTTTTACATTTGAGATTATTTCGTTAAAATCCAATTATCTTTTTCTCCTTTTATTCTTCTTGATATACCCATTCCAAAAATATCTTGGGTCATCAATCGTCAAATATTCATTTCTGAATAATCTGTGAAACTCCTCATCAGTCAGAGGAACGTATGTATTTTTGTCTTCCTTTTGCTCTATACTTTGTTCAATCTTATTATTTATCTGATTATCTAAAATTTTATTTTCAATTTCTGCCATAATGTTACCTCATGTAGCAATGCTAGCAATGCCTCTCGTTACACAGAAATTGAAAAGTGTATTGTAATCATCTTCGTTTGCGGTAGTAATCTTGGCAGGTTGAGATAAATCAAGCCCAAATACTCCCATTAAAGATTTAGCATCACAGATGTAATTATTATGGCTGATAATAGCGATCTTACTGGGCAACTTCTCAGCTTGTATTACAAAATCCTTAACATCTGTAATCTTTTCAAAATGTACTGTAAATTCCTTCGTCGTATTATTGTTCTTAATTATATTGTAATTATTATCCCAATCACGACATTGACTTCCTACTATACCCATGCAACCCATATTGTTTTTATTCCTTTCTTAAAATTAATTAATTTCCCAAATCTCAACAACTTCATAACCCACCGTGAGTTCGTCTGTGTCATCTTCATCAATAATATCGTCCCATTCTTGATTGAGGGCTTTACACTTTGCTTCTTCTGGTGTATCAGCATCCACATATCCTTTCATAATCTTATATCCGTGTGCTAAGAGAAATCCGTAACTCTTCATATTGTTTTATTCCTTTCTAAATTTTATCTTTAAAAAATCTTGTTGTGTAAGTAGTACCCCAGTTGTCTTCACTATATTCAAAAACGTATTCTACGTCTCCACTATATTCAAACCATATAAGGCTATCATATTCACTTGACTCTGGGTTGTAGTAATATGTTGCTGAATGCGAAGTACCTTCGGCACTAAATACTTCCTTAACTACCTCTTTGGTTTCTTCATCAGGAGTTATCCCTGAATATAACCAGTTTGATATTCCTTGAAATTGATTTTTTTGGAATAAGACTTCTGTAACTGTATCAGGGAAATCTTCCGAAGCAAGCCTATTTTTTATTAGCTCTGCAACATAAGTCTTATATTCCTTGGAAAAATTACCAACTTCATGCTGAATAGTAATTTCAATCATCATTATTTCATTTTCAGATAAGGTGTCATAAAGTGTAACTAGTTCTATTGTAGTATAATTTTTGTTTTCAGAGGTATTCTGTATGATTATTGAATTTGTTGGTTCTGGTAATTCAGCCAGTTTATTAAGATATGTACTTCTAGTAGCAGTTATGTTCCCGACATTAATGTCGGAGACATCTAAATCAAATGAGCTTCTGATTTGAGTGTAATCATTATTAAGAGAGTTACTAATTTGTGTTTGCTGTTGTTCCTGCTTTTCTTCAGTACATTTCTTATAAATCATTGCTCCATCAGCTATACTCAAAAGAATTATTAATGCTACACGAAAAATAATATCTTTGTTGTCTCTAAATCGAATAAAATCACCTACTTTCTGCGGGAGTGCATTTACGTTTGTCATTTTTATGTCCTTCCTGAAATGAATAAGTTTAATCCTCTGTGTATGTGTCTAATTCATCAATAAAATCATTTATAAAATTATCGTCATTTTCTACTTCATTCGGATAATCTCTCTTTATTTGGTCATAAACACAATCATAACAGAGCTCTTCATTATCATATATGTATAGGCAATCATCATTATTGTTTTCACATCTATCGCAGACGTGAATGGGTATTGGGTTGCGATATTGACAACCTCCACGACATATCTCTGGGGGGCAGCCTACACACATATCTTCATATACAATCATCTTACATCACCTCATTCCTTAATATTATTGTTGCTATATATAATTTGATACACCAAACAGAATTTAATACCACATGGAATGATATTGTCTAACGAATTTGGTGTATCTATATTATATACCATATATTTGATTTTGTCAAGTGGTTTAGATAGGTAAAATCAAGGGTTTGTAAAAATGTGAGAAAATATTTAATAAATTAAAATATCAAAATAATTAAAAAATAATTATTTTGATACTGACAATTTTGCATTTTATTTATTATTCATTATCTATATTTTCATCACCTTTACTTTCTGTATTATTTTCTTGGTTTTCTATATTGTCTGGTACTGAAACTGATTTATCGCAAAGCTCCCATTGATCTTTCGGCAAAATAATATATAAACCATTGGGCAGTCCCACTTGGTAACTGCCCTTGATTTCTTTTAGTATTTTACCGACACATTTACGACCTTTCTCTGGAACGATGAGCTGTACTGTATCGCCACGGTTCATTAAGTTGTATCCTTTCTTTCATTTTCTTCTACCTCAATATCAAAAGTATTATATAATTCCTGTTTTGCTTCAGCAAGGACTTTATCTATATAACATTTTCTTCTGTCTGATACTGCATCAGGAGTAAACCACTTTTTCTTGAAATTTCTTTTTGCTTCAAGGTAATCATCTCTGCCGTTATCACCAGATTTATACCAATCATATTCATGGAGCAAGGTTAGTACGTCCCAGACTAGCTCAGAGATTTCTCTATCTTCAAGAATGTTCTTGTATTGGTCAGTCCAACCGAAAAGAGAATATTTCAATTCTTCATCTTTATATTCAAAATAACCGCCACTCATTAATTATCACTTCCTTTACAATCCCATACATACTCAACAAACTTATCCCAATTCAGCATAACCTGTGAATAAATATCTATCTTGATAGTCTCTTTATCTCCTCCACCACACCATGGGGCAAGAACTATTTCGTATTCAGCTTTGAAACCAAAATAGTAAAATAAATCAGATTTTAGTCTTTCAATAAATTCATCTTTTGTTTTACACTTCTTAAAAGCCTTTTGAATGTCCTCTCTGAACCTACTATGATTAAAAATATTGAAAGGAACTATTTTATGAGAGTTCATATTATAATAGTAAACGTTCCATTCCATTATGTACCTCCTTGCACATTTGGTTCTTTTAATTCGGCGTTCAGAATGTCGCAGACTTGCCGAGCGTGTTCTTCTGTATCAAAATAAATCGTACCCATCTCTTTAGCAATACGATTCCAAGAAGTAATATACTTCATCTCCACTAATGAATAAAGCACATAATAGTTACATTTATCCTGCTTAAACTGATATCCCTCACACAGCACATCGTGAAATTGCCTTATTCTATTACGAATTTTTAATTCATTCATATCTCGAATGGCGTTGCTCTTTGAACAATAATAATTGCCATATTGATATCTAAGTGTATCAGGTATATGATAATCATCAAAATTGTCATAGATAATTCCGTCAGAATTGATATAGTAATAAGCAAATCCTTCATTAACCCTATGAGGCTTTAATTCTTTCTTTTCATTCACTTCTTTCAGCTTCCTGATTTCCTCTTGCAGACTTGCTATCTGCTTTTCAAGTTCTTCTATTTTCCCAAGTTCTTCTACAGTCATAATTTCTCCTTATCAAAATCAAATTTGTGTTTTATTATAATTTTTTAATTTTCTTTTATTCTGTCAAAACCAATAAAATCGGCAATTCCACAGGCGAAGAATGTTTTATATCTTTGTGCTTCAAAGTTTTTATCTATACAATCATGAACAAAAGATGTTGGGATTTCAGGAAAGCCAAGTGGCTTTGGAGTGTCGGGAAATATAGTATAATAAATTGATTTAATTGCTTTATTCTTATCCTTTATTTCTTGTATTTGATTGGAGTAAAATTTTCCCCCACAATTTCTGCATTTGTATATTGCTTTGTAAATTTCAGACATAATAAATTCCTTTCCCTATCTCTATAACAAACCGTTTGCTAGGGACACCACAATCAAGCTTGCTGTTTATTACAACCTTAATTCTTATTCCATTGTTCTAATAAATCTTCATAATATGAAATCTGATCTTCTAAATAAGACTCATACTTATATTCAAATTCTTCTTTTGCTTCTTCAACAGAATCAAAATGTTCATAATCGCCCTCGGTGACATTAAGGTCATTTGACACATACCAAAAACAAGTATCATCGTCCTCAGCTTGAACAAATTTTAATATCACTTCATCTCGACCAAATTTCTCAAAATGAAGTTCATATACACCGTCAGTTTCTACCCAATGTCGATTAATCATTTATATTTCTCCTTTCATAGATGTATCATTTTTCTTTCTTCTATCGTTCCAATTATTTACTAATATACTCAATGATTGCAGCCGGGCTTCTGCAACGTTATCAGACTGTAAGTAATAGCCATTACCTTTCATTGATAATTTGCAATAATCACATTTTATTGTAGAGTATGCGTGTTTTTCATCTTCGTCTACAAAAGAAATTCTTACATTTCCTTCACAAATAGGGCAGGGGAGAGGAATTGGTATATTATCTGTATTATTTAACTTTTCTAATGAAAATACAATAGCTTGACAATAACTATATATTGTATCATTCATTTCGTTAATATCGAAACAAGCATGAGGAATATCTGTTTCATATGTCCATGAATATTTACTATAATCATTGTGCCAAATTATCTTTATTGGCTTACCATACACTGTAATTTTACCGCCATCAAAACAATCGTGTTCTTCTACAATAGCTCCACGGAGTTCACAAAGGTCATCTGAATAACCATATACAATGACGAGGTTATTTTTATCAGCGTCATTTACTATTATTTCGGGCAATTCGCCAAATGGCATTTCATTGCTATTAATTACAATATTATTTAGATTATGCTTTTTTATAAATTCTTCTGGTGTTAAGCTCATGCTCTTACCCTCACTTTCTTAATTTTACCACACTTTTCACAACATTGTACAATTATAATGCTTACGGGATTTGCTGTACAAGTACCATCATCAAAACAATCATAAACATCTATTGTTTTTACATGATTATATTTGTGTTTGCAAAATAACATAAATTATTATTTCCTTTCTCACATATTAAATCACGTTCCCGTCTTCATCACATTCATCAATATCAATACGGGCTATATCTACCTCGTTAAAAGGAAGTTCATTCTTTGCATTTTCTATTGCCTCTTGTTCGGTATTACCAATCGCACAACAATCTCCACTATAATAAACAGTAGCTAAATATTTCATTATCACGTCTCCTTGAAATAAAATCTCTCCGTATGACTTCCTACATCAACAGCAGTAGTCTTATCATCAGTTTTCCACGTTCTCACATAATAAGACTTATAATTGTGCTCATCGAGGAACTTATTTATTACTTCATATGCTTCTTTTAATGTAATTGCTTCGCCGATAGTTCTTGTTTTACCATTTGAATTTTCAAATAATACTTGAATCATTTTAATCATCTCCTTACAAGCCTAATATCTTTATCAGAAATTTATACTGACGTTCCGTACAATACCCATTCACATAAAACCGTCTCAATTTAACAAAATAATATCTCTTAATGTCTCTGGGTTTATATATAAATATTACCTTGAATAAGAAATATGGAACGAAAATCAATCTTTCAAATTTACGTCTAAATTTATTCATTTTTTATTTTATACCTCTTTTATTTTATTCCTCCCAATTACGAGTTATAGGCTTGAGCTGTTCTGGTTTCTTGTCAAGACGAATCTTTATCAGTCTGAGGAGTTCCTTATCAGCTTTGTCACCGTATGTTTCGGTGTAGTAATATGTATCATCATGCAAACCGACTTCAACCTTTTCTGTCTTGGAATAACCAAAAGCGCTTTGAATAAGTTTATATAATTCAGCATTATCAAGGCTTATCTTTTCAGGCTTTGTTGTTATTGTCGCTTCAACAGCTCCATTTGAAATAAATATTTCCATAGTTCATTCTCCTTTTACGAAATGAAATGTAATATCGTAACCATCTTCAGTTTCTATCTTATCATAAGCATGACCTTGATTGAGGGAGTGATTATCGTCAATATCAATTGTGACATTATCACTTAGATAATCAGTAGTAGCATTATAAAAAATATATGGGGATTTCTTTTCTGAAAGGGTTTCTGTAATTCCACAAATAAAAATACCAATAGATATTCCTATAACTGTTCCCGTGATTAGACCACAAATATAACTGTTTGCTTCTTTACTCATTTCTTTTCTTGCCATTATATTGTCCTCTCTTTTATATTATGAAATGAAACTTTCATTGTATTTTTAATATTCGCAACCCCTAGAAAATAAGAGGTTTGTGAATATTAGTTTTAAAAATTAAATCATAATCTTTGGTTCTGTGTTTCCCCCGCAACCTATACCATGTAGGGTAGGGGAAACACCATTGATAGAATAAACTCTACGTCTACTTTCTCTCCATTCAGGTTTATCAATTTCAGCAACTTGAATTAATTTATTTCCACAGTCAAGTTCATCTGTGGTTATATAAAATTTTCATCAGTACACTTATATGTATTATCATATTGTGCCTTATATAGATGTTCTGCAAGCAACTCTACACAGTTAGTAACTATTCCGTTTCCGGACTGCTTGTAAAGCTGGCTATCAGCAATACCGATATTTTTAGCGTTAGCACAATCTTCTTCTGTAAAGCCCATAAGCTTCATACATTCACAAGGTGTTAGCTTACGGACACGAAAATTTTCTACAACACCTGCCTCATTCTGTTCAAGAACTCTCGGTTGTCTATCTCCACCTTGCATTGTATTTAATGTGGGAGAACAACCCTCTTTTGAATAAACCCTATTCATTTCATCATAATTATAATGATTTAAGTCCCCTACTTGAATACAACTATTGGTTTCAACTATTTGCTTTGGCTGTTTATAATCTGTTGCCACTAAAGCACCCATTATTGAATCTTGCTGATAAACTAAATCACGCTGCCCAATAGTCCTAAAGTCTGGCTTTGTAGTGTCAACTATATTCTTAGTAAATGTGCTGTCTGTAATATGAAAACGTTCTTGAATATCTTTACTCAAATAATACTTTTCATCAACATTTTTATCAAGAACATCTTTAAGTCTAATGCCTGTATCAAAAGGCTTCGGAAAATCATATGTACCATTATCAATATCTTTACGAATACTGATTACAAACACACGCTCACGATTCTGGGGAACTCCACAGTCCTTTGCGTTGAGAACTTTCCAATAGGAATTAAAACCGAGTTCATCAAGGACTTCAAGCAGATTATTAAAGTCATCAATAAATTTCTTACTTACAAGATTCTTAACATTTTCAAACATAAGATACTTCGGAAGCGTTCCATCATCTTTTGCCTTTTTGAGAAGTCTTATGTTTTCCCAAAGCAGAGAACTTCTTGTACCACTATCTGGCTTTAAACCTCTCATTTTACCCGCTACACTGATGTCCTGGCAACAAAACGAGATTGTCCACAAATCAGCATATGATAAAAACTCAATTTTATTTATATCTCCGAGGTTATGAGTTAATTTATTAGCAAGCCAATACTTATTGATATCGCTAGATTTACGCCGAGAAAGTTTATACCAGTCATAAGATTTATTCTTCTCTGGGTCATACCCTAAATTAACTTCTGTGAGCTGTCTTGCCATTTCTTCTCTCGAAGGATAATCAGTATATGTATCGATCATTTCTGGTGTTAAACCACAGTGTATAGCTGCGTAACTAAGCACTGCTTCCTTGTTGATTTCTGAAATATTTACTACATCAACATCAAATAAAATTGAGTTTTCAAAACCTCTTTCTTGACAACCAATTCCGGCGAAAAGAGTATTCATTATTAGCTTTACTTTATCCATATTTATCTCCTTTTAATTTATTATTAACTCATCATAAATGTTTTCTTTAACACTCCGATAAAACATTCGTTTTATTGTAAAATAGTTGGCTTAACAGAGCCATTTGTGAGCATCGAAATTTGCAAATTCTTATATTACAATCCTGCATATCCATTATCATGTAATCTCTTACAAATTTCTGGCACTTCAACAGTTGCACATTCATTAAGAATTATTATATCTGCTTCTCTGCATGAAGCTATATATCTTAACTGCTCACTTATCATGGTGTAGAAAGAAACTCCTACAATGATAAATTTATCTCCGTCTCTAAGTTCATTAACTTTGTCTATTGCTATTTCATATTCAGGAGCATTGTCGCCATAAAGAACAGGCAATCCGGTTAATTCATTAAAATTGTTGGCGTACAACTCATGAGGTTCGGGTAATCTGCCATGTATGGGAATTACATTTCTTGACCCAGCTCTTTGATGCAATCCATCTATATTCATTGTAATAACAGGGAAGCCATATTTTGCAATAGCAAGATGAGCATCATTAGGCTTTGCCTTGTTGACTACATCACACATTTGTTTTATAGTTTCTCTGTATTCTTCTTTGTGATTTAATGCGAAAGAACGTGTCAACTTATCTCTAAGTCCGTCTTGTTCACTAAAAGTCGGTATACCTGATTCGGCACTTATTCCTGCACCCGTAAAAAATAAAACCTTTTTCATTTGATTGTATCCTTATTTATAATAATTATTGTCCTTCCAAGTTTCTTTTCTATATACGCATTGTCCTTTGCACGTACTTAAAAAATTCTGTAATGTTTGAATAAGAAATTCTATTTCGCACGTATCATTAAAATCAATCTTTAATGTATTATCATCAAATGGCTCAGCCCTCAACGATCTGGAACTGTCATGCCAATATAAGCAAAGGTTAGCCTCTTTCATAACAGCCATATCCAACTCATAATGAGTTAGATGTATTCTTGAAATTTCAGATGTCTTTTCATTTTTGTTGGTAATACTAGATTTCATTATTTACCCTCCTTAAAATCCTTAATAAAAATCTCTAGTAAATGAAACACACCCGCATTTCGGGCAACCTAAAAGTAAAATTTTTTCATAAACAGGAGAACCCCAATCAACTTTCCTTTCTATATCAGTTCTAAAAGCATAAGTATCAGGCTCACAGCTTTTAATAATTATGAATGATTCATCACCTTGAATAGTCGCTGTTTCAAATTCACCCTTATCATTCTTCCTCCAACAGTCAAATTCTGTTGTATATCCACAGCAAGGGCATTTATGATTTATTGTATTATCACTTGTATTGTTCATTTTTATACCTCCTTTTTAATTACTATTATTGCAATTATATCTCCATCAAAGGACAATTATGCGGTTTTATATAACACTAATTATTCTTTTCCTTTACATATCCATATGGTATTTTTTTATTTGTAAAAATACACTTTTTCACACGATATGTAAAATTTCCATGTGAAACTTTTGTATAACCACAACCATAAGCAAATTTATAGTTTGTACAGGTTTTAGGGTATTTCTTCATATTTGTTTGAGCTACAATCAAAATTACATCTCCTCTTACGATAAAAAATCTATTTTATTGTAATTCCTTGTTTTATAAATGGCTCTACAAAGCCATTTATAGAGCCATTCAATAAATGCTAAATTGCTATTTAGAATAAATTACACCCTTGATTCTTAAAATCTTCTACCTTTTTGCTCCATTCTTCTTTGCTCATATCTAATTCATTCATCAAACATTTCTTACACTTAACCTCAGTCACATTTCTGCCATGATATTTCATATTCATAGCAAGTACATCATTCTGTCTTACATTTTTGCCACATTCAGAACAGGTTTTATTGAAATACTGTTTGGCTACATTATAATCAGTTATACCTTTATAATTCATCATTTCTCTGATTACTTCATCGGTTGGTTCAGGACGAAGAAGTCCACCATTCCAACACGAATGATATTCTGATAAAGTACAATTAACCTTTTGCCACCTCTGATTCTCCAGAAAGACTTTCTGGAGAATCATGTGCCACCGATTATAAAGTGTAGGATACCAATATTTATCTAGTACCCAAGTGGATTTTGTATAGTACGGGCAACATATGGCACACCCGACCCTTGAATATCCATTTCTGTACTTAGAGTTAATTTCAAGGTTGTTATGTAGAATATATAACCACACATCTAAATCAGACCATTTACGAATAGGATACAAAGCAAACCAATTTGGATTAGACCATTTTGTATTATGCTTTATGAAATCATAACCTGAACGTGTATTGCTTTCATCATTTCGTATTCCCATAATTTGAATAAGTTTATCTACATTGTGATTATTGAAATATTCTACTGAAGCTCCCTCTTTATAAATTGAACAACATCCTCTTGAAAATCTTGTGGGTATATAATTCATTCTCTTAAAGAAATTATATATACCCTCTTTCGGATTAGTCACAATCCAATCTGAGTGAGTTTTTACAATCTTATATGTATCGGCTACGTCACAACTTGTATTATTGAACATGACCTTTATATCAGGCTTAACTTGCTGAACTAAATTTAGCGTAACGGTACTATCTTTACCTGTGCTTGTAGTACACCAAAATTCATAATCAGAATACTTTTTAACTGCATCTCTGATTACATCAAGGCTTTCGTCAATCTTAATTTGCAAATCTGATGCTAATCTCTGATACGCTTCTTCCCAAGTTTCAAAAATATCCTCTCTAAAACTTGATTTTATTGTGCTTTTGAAATCTTTGTGTTCTGTAATGTTTACTGTAAGATCGTCACAAACCCTGTATTTATAGAGTTTATGGAGTTCGCCATCATGAGTAAAACCTTTTATAATTCCATTGTCTAACCAAAATCGTCCTTCTGAAATTGGAATATTAAATCCAAAATCAGACCACATCTTTATTTGTTCCTTAAATATAGGTTGCAAAATGATATCCTTTCTAAATCTCAAAACTTAATATCACAATAAAATCAAGTTTCTATTCTAATGTTATTTTTATCAAAATTCTGACGAAATAAGATCAGAAAGTTCCGGTTTAAAACTGGGCATTAACTGAAGCTTAAATAAATTCTTTGCGTGCATAATATCCATTTTATTCTCCGATTATATCAATCTGGCACATCTTCATAACCTCAATTGCAGATTTATGAGTTTCTGATGTTACACCTGCACAGCACGAAGCATCTACTGTAATTTTTATATTAGGGAACATAGCTTTAAGAATTAAAGCATTAGAAATTACACAAATATCTGTGCAAAGTCCAATAATTTCAATTGTATCGTCCCATTGAGATACAAGCTTTGACCAATAAAGATTTCCAAATGTGCTTTTATAAACTATAATGTCTTCATCATTAGATAATTCATCAACAATTTTCCATCCATCTGTTCCTGCAATACAATGTGGAACGGGTAAGTGTTTACCTTCGTTTGTTTCAAGATAATTTGAGTCATGTGTATCTTGTGTAAAAATTATCTTATCATTTCGTTCACGATATTCAGCAATCTTCTTTCTGACATTTGGAATAATTGCTTGTGCTTCAAGAGTCCCCAAAGAACCTGTAACAAAATCATTCTGCACGTCTATAACTATGAGTGTTTTCATAATAATCTCCTTTATCATTTACCCTCTTACGAATTTCCTTTTAGTACACCATCTTTTAAAACTCTCGTTACTTCTTTCGGCTCTATATGCCTTGTATGCCATATCAGCGTGTCTTTTAGGCTCATTTAATTCCCATTCAATTTTCTTTTTGGTTTCATATGTCTTGAATTTTTCGCAAGATAACTTACAATATGTACTACGATATGGGCATTCTTTTACACAAGGGTGTTTAAGCATTTTTATCACCACCTTTAGCACCCTGATATTTAATTTTACTTTAACTTTTTATTCATTACACAGCCGATAATAATAAAAATTAAAGCTATTATTAAAAATATTCCAACAGGCAACCAAAGAGGAGCTAAAACCCACCACCAACTCCAATCAATTATATTGAGAAGTTTAAGAACAATAAATACTATAGTAAGCAATCCAGTAAACCCAATTCCACCGGAAACAGTAGTCTTTTTTGAATTATTATCTGTCATTATTTATTCCTTTCATTATTACGAATTATATTGAACATTTCATCTACTGAATCAAGCAAGCCGTATCTTTCATTCATCGGAGCAGTTGAACTTTTGGCAAACTTCTGTTCAACCATATCCACATAAAATGTTGACGTTCCATCATCGCCCATATAGAATTGTTCCCATTCCTCATCAGACATTAATCTCTTAGCATCTAACTGCTCAATAGCAAGGTTGTCAAAACTGATAGTGTTAAATCTATCAATTATATTCGGGAGAATAGCCTTTAACCAACGTTTACGATTGTTCACAATAGTATGATTTTTGTCAAGATAATCATTGCCTCTACGAAGTTCCTTATATCCGAGAATAAGAATTTTTAAGTTATTATTCTGTAAATTCATTAAGTCGTTTTCAGAGAATACTCCATTGATAACATGAATAACTGCATTAGGATACTGCATAATAGTTTTGATGAATTTTTGAGTAGGGGAAACCAAGCTAACGCCTAAACCATAAATCAGCTTTTCATCAACCAACTTTTTGATTAGGTTTTGATTTGTTTTAAAGTGCACCTGATTTACAGTCATGTTTGCAATAATTTTCTTTTCTTTAAGTTTCTGAAGAAACGGAATTAAATCCGGATGACTAAGGGCGTTTCCTCCACCAATAGCAAGTTCCTGATAAGGGTGTAAAGTATTAATGAACTTCTGGTTCATTATATCTCCATGCTTGCCATTTGTAGAGCTACCTTCATGGCAGTATGGGCAATTCATATCACAATAATTTGAAATCTTTACGTCCATATTTTCAGCATATGCAGGGATAAACTCATCATCATTTGTTTTACGAATTTTTGTACCATCTGTCATCAGATAGGTCATGTAATTGCCGTTCTTATATGCTCCGAGTAATTCCATTTCTTCTTTTCTCCTTATATATTAATCATGTCCGTAATAGCCAAAAGCAACGACATCTTCACCTTTTGGGGTAGTGTAATATTCGACAAATGTTTCAAGATATTCATTGTACTTGTCAAAATATTCATCAGATGTAAATATATCTTCTTCCCAAAATAAATCTTTAACAGAAGCTTCGTTATCCCAATCTATATCATGTACAGGCGTACCGTCCCTCCATGTCTGTGATTTTAACAACTCAATCATTTCTTCTTTCGTCCCTATAATATCGGGTTTATCATAACGACGCAAAAAATAATAATTAGAGTTATTTTTCCACTTTTCAAAATCATCCTTTGAACACATTGTAATAGAATGAACAGATGATGAATTTGTTTCAAATACGTTTCTTCTGATTTGAATTTTCATGTTATTTTATACTCCTCACAGTGTGCCACACATTGTCCCGCAATTTGGATAATTAGGATATTCTTTTTCAATATTGTCGGTATTAATCATACCACATCTTTTCATGGATTTATAAATGCAATATTCATCACCATCAACAATGACAATATACTTTTTGTTAGAGAGAAATTCCTTCAGCGTAATATTCTCTTTCGCAAGAAAACTGCTTAAAATATCCTCATCAACATAACCATAATAAGTCGTATTACTATCATCTTCATATGGATACTCCTCTGTAGGCAATATAATATCTGTGCAAGCAGGACAAATTTCATGTACTAACTTGACAATATTGTCAAACGTCTCTTTTGCATTGTCATTATACCCACACAAAGAAGCAATGGCGTATTTTACCTTTTTACTGAAATCGCCTAAGCATTGAAAGGGTTCTCTCCCAAAATGCAAATCGTCATCGCTCCAAATTTTCCATACACCATTATCATCAAGATACATTCTTCCAGTCATTTCTTCCTGAGTATAATATTCATTTTCTTTCTTAACGACTAAACTATGCATACTTGACGAATTGGTTTCAAAAACACCTTTGCGAATTTTAATCCTCATAACTGCTTAACTCCTTACAAATTTCATCAATTTTATCAGAAGAAATATGTAATGCTTTAAAAATATCTTCTACTGTACTTTTGTATTCTCCAATTATACTGCCACCACCCCACGGTTTATTTCCTGCAACTCGGCGATTGTTAATAACAACACAATTTCCTTCAACACCATGAAGTATTTCAATTTCTACTCTATCTTCTCTATTCATAATATGCTCCTTCATTCAATCATTCTTATATGTAAATTCCATCAGAATGCCATACTTTTCATTAGCAAGCTTAGCAGCATCATAAGCTTCCTTACGTCTGATTGCTTCCATTCTTACTCTCTTCTTTTCTCTACGCTTCTTATCACGCTCTTCAATCTTCTTTTCTTCAGCAAGAGTCTTTTCTTCAGCAAGACGTTCCTTTTCAAGTTTCTTTGGCAGAGTTTCAATCCAATATTCAGCTTCATCATTTATCTTATTCCCACCGGCAATGTGCTTAGCATAACAAGCGTAAAAACCATAATACTTATCAGCCTTATCAACAGGGCAGAGAACTGAAGTTTCAGTGTTATCTCTGAACGAGAGAGTTGTCTTCATATATGTGGTCTTGTTGCCCCTATCATCGTACTTATCAACAGGAATGTATGTATAATCCACAATATCCATGTGGGGGTTAGCATTATTCATCTTATTATCCTTTCTGTTAAGAATTGACTTTAATGATTCTGAATTATAATTCTTGATACCGTTGATTTCTGCTATAAGATCAGCCACATCTTTAGTTAGTTCTCTTGTTGCGGTCAGGGTTACTGTAGGAGAAACACCGGGAGAAAAATCAACTGATACATCATTTCTAAAGTTAAATAAAAAATCGTCCATAAAAATTTATCCTTTCAAAAATTATATTCCATTATACTATATACTTTATACAGCATAATGATTATTGTTATCACAGAAAATCAGGGTGATAACACCCATCATAATTGTCCCAACTGCTACTAACATAATTGTTACCATCCTTTCTTTTCATTGATTTGGAAATTGCCGATTATATCAGCAATAATTCCGTTGGAAATTCCAGACTATGCCCTTATGTACCATTTTGCCTTTAGGGATTGTAAATGTATCCCCATTGTCATTCATCCAGATTTCATGAGAGCCTTTCCCATCTCGGAGATACTTAAAACCATACCCCTTGACTAACGCTAAGAACTTTTTATAATTCGTAAATATCACCTCGTTTCTAGTAATTCAATATTGTCTAAAGAATTTACTATCCATAGTATAACACTTACAAATGTATTTGTCAAGGGGTTAGGTGAATTATTTATTGAAAAATATTTGATTTTTATTATTTTTCAAATATTTATTTTATAATTGCGTTTTATTTATATACTTGGCTCTGATTTATCAAATCTGACCGCTTGGAAGACAGGGAACTGCAAAGAATAGCTACCGTCCTTATTTTGAGTTTCTTCCTTATACTTAACTGTAACTATCTTACCAATAATTTCATTAGGATTATTCCAATAATAATTTCTCATTTCATCGGTAAAGCCAGAGCCGACCTTTACGAAATTATTTTTATACTCACAAAGGATTGAACCAAGAGTATTTGCGTTCTTGCCTGTGCCTTGCTCAATATCAACACACTTTATATCACAATCATAAAAACACTTTACTTTGATTAATTCTTTTGTTCTCTTGCATTTGTATGTAGTGTTTAAGTTCAGAATAACGCCTTCCTTGTCTGTTTCTTCTGCATAATCAAGCCATTTCTGTATCTTCGAATGGTCTGTACCCTCGTACCACATTGGCACAATTCTAAGATTCTTAATATTATTATCTTTAATCTTCTTTGCAATTATATCAGTAAGATACTTCTTGCGCCAACCGTATTTGAATAAACTCTCACCAGCCATAAACTCATTCTTTGGGAGACAATCAAAAATTATATATTCAAGACAAGTTTTGTCTGTATCTTTACTATTAGCAATTCCCGTACCGATTTGAAAATTTTCACTGTCTGATTTACCGTCTGTATTCTTACGGATAAGCTCTCCGTCAAACACAAGGTCAGGAAGATTAAACTTTTGAATGTCGGTAATTATATGGTCAAGACCTGTATATTCTTTCCCGGAACGTGTAAAAAGTTTATTATTAAAGCTGACACAACGACAACCATTTAGCTTCTGACTTATGTAAATATATTCATTGCCTTTGAGTTTAACCTTGTCAAGAGGTGTTCCAAGCTGTACATCAAAAACAGGTACAAATCCTTTGCCATAAACCGAATTTACAGTTTTAGCATCTATGCCAAGTTTCAGCGATTTTGTTATAAGCTGTCTGTAATATTCTCTGTATTCTTCAGGCTGATTTACCAAAAATGCTTGAGCATATGCTATATCTTTATCCGTACCAGTATTATGATTTTCAAGATAAGATTTAATAGTAGTCCATGAGAAACGTTCTGGGTCAAAGTCGTCTGTAACAACCATTGGCGAAACTTTCTTGTCTATCTTTTTAGAACTTATTCCTGTTATCACAAACGGATTTAAGAGCCATTTAAGAGTATCTTGAAATAGAATATTTCTTTCATTGTCCTTCAAAATTTTAACTTTTTCAGTCTTTTTGCTTGTTGATTGCAATTCCTTAAAAATTGCAAAAACTTCTGTCATATCACTCATTATTGTTTACCTTGTCTTCATTGTCTAAAATATCAAGCAAAGAACGCAACATTGTTTTTCTGTCATCAAAAAGAATTTTACGTTCTGTAAGCCTTATGATTTCCTCACGAGCTTTTCTTATCTCTGCATCACAAATAAATATTTCTTTAGAAATTTCTTCTTTAATGTTATTCATATTAGCCTTACTTAATTCCTCCATCAAGCTCGTCCATCTCATGGTCATATACATCAAAATCGAAAATAAGATGCTTTCTGCTTGCAATATAATCACACAAATGAACACACTTTTGAATATCAGTCTTAGGACGGGGAAGCACAGTATCAGAATACTTCGATGTAGTCCACTTGCCCATATGAGAAGCTACTGCACCAGCAATAGTACGGATATTTTCACCAAAAATCAAATCGGTAATATTATTAATATTTTCAAGATGATTTATCTTGATATATTCTTCGTACATTTCATAAATGAAATTTCCCATAAGAAGAGGGTGGTCAAAAGCAGTATGGTCTTCGTACATACCACGCTTCAGACCGTCATGCAGAATAAGAGCCGAGGTTACTATATCTCTATCGTTCTGGATAAAGTCATATATTTCTGCCGTAAAGAGGTCTTGAGCTATTGCGACGGCAAACTTGGTGTGTCTCATTAGCCCTCCTTCACCAAGACACTGCTTACTATGATACTTTTCTGATGAACTTGCACCAATGTGTCTGAAGTAATCAGGCAACTTATCAAGAACATAACCTGTAAAGTTCCTAAGTCTTTCATTCTTGATATAATTAAGTTCTCTTGCAAAAGTTACGGAATTTGCTACATTAGTTGTGTTTGTTGTGTTAGTCATAATTATTATTCTCCTTTAATAAATCTTTAAGCCATGTTTGTCTTGTAAAATTTTCTTTCTTCTTTATTGCCCTGCTAAAAGTCAAAATATCACTTATTATATAGCATTTTTCTTTTGCTCTTGTAACAGCAACATAAAGAAGATTAGAATTAAGCATAAAAGTATGAGTATTTGGTACGAATGCGATAACATATTTTGCTTGTCCACCTTGAGATTTGTGTATGGAAATAGCATAAGCCAATTTGATATTGATAAATTTTTCTCTGGGGATATAAATTCTAAAATCATCAAAATCAACTACCATGCCATTGTTCATTATCTTTGAAACAATACCGATATCACCATTAGAAATAAATGCCACTTTATCATCACTCATTTCTTCTTCATCTGAATAAATTTGTGAATTATAGTCATTTGTGCATTGAATAACCGGATCTCCAATTCTATATTCCGTATCTCCACTTATTATCTTTTGTTCAGCATTTGGATTTATTGCCTTTTGGATTTGATTATTAATGATTTGTGTTCCATATTTACCCTTATTTTGAGCAACCACAAACATGATATCTTTCAAAGGAACGCCATTATTTAATAACTTTTGATATGCTTTAATAATATAATCTACAGCTCTTTCAGGTGGCATTTGTGCAAAAACACAACCATTATCATCACCTATTGCTTGAACATTGGTTTTATTTTCAAAAGTCATTTTACCTTGCCTTATATCCGTTGCAACTGTACTTAATCCGCCTTCACCATATCGGAATACCCTTGTAAGATAAACTGTCGGTATTACGTTACTATTTAAAAGGTCATGCAATACATTGCCACACGATACAGACGGTATCTGAGCATTATCACCGATTATCAACAATTTTGTCCTATTAAAGTCTATTGCATCAAGTAAATGCTTGAATAAATAAACATCAACCATTGAGGACTCATCGAGAATAACAATATCATAAGGTAATTTATTCTTTTCATCAAATCCCCATTCATTATGAGGTATAAAATGCAGTCCACGATGAATTGTACTAGCTGGGTGATTGGTATATTTTTGTAACACCTTTGAAGCTCTGCCTGTAGGAGCAAGAAGTAAAGCTGATTTTTTCAAATCATTTAACAGATTGATTAAAGCCAGCACAGACATTGATTTACCTGTCCCGGCGAAACCCTGTAAAATAGTGATAGGATTTTTACAAACGTTATATATTGTTTGCATTTGTTCATCTGTCAAAGAAGTATCTCCATTTATTTGGCGATATTTTTCTATATCTGAATGAGAAATATTCCATTTATTATTTACTTTTAAGCCATTTTTTAATATCTCGGCAATTTCGTTTTCAACACTATAAGTTTTAGTCTTTGAAACACGAGAGTGTTTAACATCACAAAAGATATCATTACTTAAATCAAAAGCAAAGGACTTTTTCATAATTTCTTTTAAGTGATGTTTTGCTTCGGGGACGTATTCACTACAAGTCTTGATAAATTCCTTGCTATCCATATATGTATTGCCACTGGTTTCATTCTCATCAAGAATATATAAGGCACAGGCTTCCATACGCTGATAAGATGATACCAGGTCAAAACCAAAATCAATAATTGGTTTCTCGCCATTTTTGATACGTTCCTTTGATACTGCATCGACTTTCAATAGCAATTCATCAGCAGTCTTGAAACCAATTCCACCTAACTTACACAAGCATTTATATGGCTGTTTATGCAGATTTTCTCTGATTTTTTCGATAGATGGATATGCTTGATAAAGTTTCTTAATAACTGAAAAACTGAATACACCAGAAAATTCTTCTACCAATTCAGCTAATTTGAAATTTTCAATTACTTTTATCTTAATTTTTGCAAATGTGGTTTCTTTAATTCCCTTTGTCTTGTTTAAATCTACATCTTGAAGCCTGTTGTTGATTATTCTATCAATGATATCTGGATAAACTGACAACAAAGTTGTAGCCTGCTGATATGTAAGAATTTCATTAAGAAAAGCACGGCTGCTTTCTATTGAAGCAGGTTTTTCACTTTTGATATTTATGATTTTATAACTTATTCCATATTTATCCTGTGTTTCTTCGGCTTTAACCCAATATTCACAATCAAGATTTAATTCTTGAATATCACCTTTAATTGTGGCATTATTGAAAGAATTTATTTTAACATTGGGATATTTGAAGCTGTTAACCGTGCAACCATAAATCTTGAAATTTTCAGAATTAAACAAGCATCTCACAGGAGTAGCTTTGAACTCAATTATTTTGGCTAATTCTTTACTATTTCCCAATGGGACATCACCTTCTCTTTCTCATTTGTTTTTACCCATTTGCCATTTACAAGTTTACTCTTGCATTTATCATCAAGCCAAATGTTCAATATACTATTTTCTTTGAATGGAGATATTGCATATTCATCGCCTTTATACACCTTTGATTTAATTATTTTGCCTGTTTTCAATTGATATAACGTAACATATGGTTTACATTTATCCTTATAAATTTTCATCTCTGAAACGTAATACAAACTATCCGGGGCTTTAGGATTAATGTAACTGATATAACCGAGGTATTCTTTTTGATATTGAATAGTTTTTATGAGAGAACTTTTTAGGTTAGCCAAAGAATCCCAACACTCATATAATGCTGTATCATAATCAAATTCTCTATATTGCTTTTCCGTTTCCTTGGAATGATTTCTTATTATTTCAGTTATTTCAGGGGAGACACAATTTTTATCAAACTGTGTTCTTTCATATAAATTATCAGTCATTTCAATAAACTTGAGTATTTTTTCATTGTTGCCAAAATCAGAGAAATAATTGATTTTTGCCAAGATTTCAATATGACCTTTATTTATAACAGATGATTTTTTTAATGCTTTCCATATATCATAGAAATTATTAAATTTCATCTGACTTATTGTATATAGTTCATCTGCTACCTTTTGGCTCAATCCTTTAATTGATAACAATGAGGGATAGATACAATGACTGTTCTGATCTGCTTTAAATCGTCTATTATCCTCTCCAAACTTATATTTCCCCTCTTCAATCTTAAATCCTTCACGCATTTCTTGTTTCAGCAACATTACTTTATCTTTATTTCCTTTATCGGAATAATGTTGCAAAAGAACTTCATAAAATTCATAAGGATAATGTGCTTTAAGATAAGCACAATAAAGAGAATCTAATGCCATACAATAAGCATGAGCCGAATTAAATCCATATCCGCAAGAATCTGAAATGATTTGCCATACTTTATTGCTCATTTCCATAGCAGTAATTTCATCAACTTTATCATCTGCAATAATTCTTGCCTTAAATCCATCTATAAACCTGCTTTTTAAAGGCTTAACCTTTTCAGGATGCTTTTTTGCGATAGCTTTGATAATTCCATAACATTCATCAAGAGGAAATCCTGCATAGTTTAATGTATTCATTGTCTGTTCCTGATAAAGAATAAACGATTGTGGAAATTCAGGTGTCTGCAAAATATTATCAAATGCTTTAATTCCATATTCAAAATGCTCTCTTGTTTCAAATTTTGAATACATTGATTTAAAAGCTGGACGTATCGCTGCAATAAAAGCTGCTAACTCAGATATATTCTGGGGCTTGAATTTCATTGCTTTTTTAGTAGTAGATTGTTTTTCACACTGATTTATTCCAATCGTCAAGCCCGATGAATAAATATTCCATACCTTTTCATCATTTTTTACAAGCTCGGTAAGTTCATTCACAGTATGATGTTTAATACCTATTCTTTTGTAAAGATTATTTATTAATAAAACTACATCTACTTTAAGCAGGTCATTTTTGAGAAATTTATATTTTTCAGCTATTGCACCATCAATTACAGTGGTTATATATTCTTTCTTTGTAGTATCACTTTTACACTTTATAAGTCCTACTTCAGAACGAATATCTCCTTGATATAATAAATATGCGCAAGGTGCTTTCTTTTTATCTGAAATAATTCCCCAATATTTTTTGCTTTGGTCAAGATAATTATGATAATTTTTATCTACATAATCATAAATATCAATCATATCCTTATCTTCATCGTCAGCATTTTTGTATGCTTCCTCATAATCTCCAATTTGCTTGGAAATGTTATTTGCTAATTCAGCTTCCATATTCATTGCTCTTGAATACATCTTAAAAGCAGCTTTCTTTTTCAAAGTTCCAAAAGCAATCATAGGGTATGCGTGACCTTTACCGAGAATTTCTTCTTGCGCTTCCGCAAATATTTCAGGATTGCCACAATTTAGGTCAAGATCGGGAAGTGATCTCGTTTCAAGAATACGGCTTTCAGAAATAAATCTTTCAGGATAAAGTTTTATAGGGGACTTAAATCTATCTACTTTACTAAATCCACAAAGAGTATTTGTAAAATAGCCAACTCCAGAACCTCTTCCTGTATCTGTAATAAGCCCACCTTTTTCAATAGCTCTTTTTACTATCTGATAATCTATCAAAGGATAGTCCACCATTTTTGTTTTTTTATAAACATCAACTTCTTGCTGAACGCTTGTGATATACTTTTTCTTTTCTTCAACTGAAAAATCTTTTATATATTCTTTAAGTTTTGAAGCAATAAGTTTTGTATAAAGTTTGTTGCGTTCTTCCTGTGTTTTATCTGGATATATTGTAGGCAATTTTATATCATCAGTCAAAATTATATCATCAAAAGTTAGACAAATATCGGTATTATCCATAGCAGTTTGAATCTCTTCTTTTGTAAAAACACCTTGTCCAAGAAATCTCTGCATTATTGTATTGTCATCAGGATAATCCATATACCAGCCTTCTTCATCCTCATAAAAGACTTTATTAGCTTCAAGCAGATTTTGTCTATCTCCCGACTGTTCAGGATAGATATAATGGCTATCAAGTCCCACAATCATTTGAATATCATTATTATAAGCAATTTTCTTTATCTTTTTATTTAAGGCAATTTGTTGCGGTGTATTGTGATACTGGATTTCAAGCATTAAATTATTCTGAAAGTGTTCTTTTAATTTTAATACAATTTCTTCAATGTCATCATACTTCCAAAAGGCTATACAAGCTGTTGTGACAAATACATCTTTAGGCGGTAAAGACAGAAGTAAGTCTAAATCAAGGCGAGGTCTAAAATAATATCCTGTTTCGTTAGCTTCAGATAGGACTTCGTTAATTGCTCTTCTGCCATTTTCGTTTTTGGCAAGAATAATTATATGGCAATTTGTCTTATCTTTTTCAGTCCGATCTTTTACCCAATACGCTTCTGCACCAAATACAAACTTTAAATTGTATTTTTTTGCAAGTTCAAATGTCTGATAATAATATCCCTGCCAACCGTGTTCAACACTTGATATTATTTTATGACCTACTTCTACTGCTCTTTTTGCATAATCTTCATTCATTACTGCACTATCTGCAATATAAATATTGCTATAAGAAGAATGTCTATGATAGTTCTGCATTTATATCACCTTATATCAATCCCAAATCTTTTAATTCCTGTGTTAATTCATCTTCGTCATCTTTATTCTGAAACATTTCCTTGTTTTCAAGATATTCGTTGTAGGGCTTATGTAATGCTCTTGAATACCCGGAAAGAACAGCATAATAATACTCATTCTTTTCACTGATATCGCTCCAGAATATATGGTCATCATTCGTTTCCTTATATTCTTGTGTTTTAGAATTTATTTCATTGATAGTATCAATAATATCAGATTTTAGATTATCAATATTTTCTTGTGTCAAAGGAAGATAAACATAACAATCACTTATTATCATTTTATCCTTTACATCATCAGGAAGATTATCAATAGAATTAAGCATGAGCATTTCATCAAGATAATTGTCTTTTATAAATTCTCCATCGCCATATCCGAGCTTACCCAACCACATTTTTGCTGTAGTATATAACTTACTGCCTATCTGATTTCTTTCTATCTGACGTTCCTTCCAAGTGCCGTTTGCTTGTAAACACTTTACATTAACATACTTCAAAAAAAGATACCTGATTGAAATATGGTCTAATGGAAGATTAGTCCTCTGTCTTATGCCCTCTGCATACAGATATAACTGTCCGCTTTCTTTTTCAAGTTTTTCACCTTTATAAATTGTAGATGTCTTGTAATCGGTTATTACGATTCTTTTCTCGCCATTCTCATCTTTATACATTCCACAATTATCTATGTATCCCTGAAAAATAATATCGTCCGTTACTTTGATAACGCAGAACATTTCAAGTAACATTTTAAGATTATCCGGCTTGATATGATTCCTGAAGAAATGCTTAATGCAACTTTCATACTTTTCAGCAATAGCAGAGTTTTTATCTTCATCACTACGATCGTATTTATATTCTGCTAAATTCATTGTGAAAAGGCTGTCCTCATATTCATTTATCATATCAGACTGCTGAATTTCTCCATTATAATATTTTTCAAGGATATCATGGCAATACCCACCTGATACGCAATAAATAGAGTCTCGTCTATCTTCCTTTTCTCCCTTGATATACTTTAGAAAGTATGAATAAGGGTCTGTCTTAAATATGTTATATCTTGACCATGACCATAATATGTTCGTATGAAATTTTTTACATATTTCATTTATTTCTTTAGGAGTTTTTCTCATTTCGTTAATCCTCCATTTCTATTTGATAATTATACAATGCGAGATATAATTTTTTTGGTATTACGTTTTTATACAAATCTGCAACTTGTTTTATATATTCTTCTTTAAATTTTTTATATTTTTCAAAAGCTTCAATTTCTGTATTAAAATGTCCCAAATATATACTTCCATTCAATGTCATACATCTTGCTCTAAATTTTTTATTATGAAAATCTACACCAATAGGATATTTACCTCTAACTTTATCGTTTTTAATAAGCAAACTATTTATCCTTCTTGGAACAAAGACACAAGTATCTGGACTATAGATTTTATTATTTTTAACAAGTATATCTTTATCTATTTCCATTCTTTCTTGAGCAATTTCATAATAATTTTTGCAAAACCATTCAGCAAAATTTTGATAATTATGCCATTCTTCGCATACACTACGTTTTTCATAAGTGCTATATTTTGTTTTATATTCTTTTGAATAGCCACGACAAATAATATTATCCCATGTTGTATAACATTTTTTATTATCTTTTTGTCTGTATTTCCCAATTCCAATATAACCAACATTATATAGAGATTTATCTAACGGAGATATTATATGTCCTTTTACTAAATTTCCCACACCAACATTTTTAAGTATTATGTTATGTGTAATGTCTAAACAATCCACATTTTGATAATTTGTGTATGAAACAATCTTGAATAAAGTTCCATATTTATTTTCATAAATCTTTCCTATATATTCTTTTTCTGTTTTTCTTCTACCCATTTTATCAACTCCTTATGTTCATTTTCGTCATACTTGATTTTATATTTAAGCATGAACTCATATTGTTTATTAGGTCTGTCGGCAGGGCTTTCTTTTTCTCCGAGGATATCCCATTTATCATAAATATAATAAATATTCCTTATGCCATAGAATTTTTCACACTCTTTTCTTACTTCATTCTGACTTACATCTTTGTCAAGGGCTATAACAATATCTACATTCAGACCAATAAGAATTTTAACTTGTTCATCTGATAGAGTATGTGAGCCTATTGACACTCCCGTTCCGTCTTTTCGGCTATATCGTTTTAAGGTTGATTTCTCACTTTCAAATAAGACTGCATAACCTTTTTCTTGAATTGTTTTATAATTTTCATAAAGTCCATAAACGTCCATGCCTTTTGCAAAAGGCTTAATTCCAAAATATTTTGGGATATCAAAGTCTTGATAATTTGGGACTGTAGTCCTGCCGACTATTCCTACATACTGATTATCACTTCCACACCAGTATCTCCACGGAATAATAATCCTTTTTTTATCGTAAGAATATCCAATATTAAACCTCTTGCAGGCAAAAGGCATTATACCCTCTCTTACCCATGAAATATAGGGCAGGGGAGTGTATTCTTTTAAGATATTGTCATCATAGATTTCAACGTCTTTATTTACAATACACGATGTTCTTTTAATTTTCTTAAACACATCAAGAACATCAGGAGTGTTGGTTTCTTTTTTATTTGCCTTAAACGAGTAATTTAACCCAAGATATTCATGGACTAATTTATTTGCTTTACCGAAAGTTATTTTGTTCAGTTCCATTACTAAAACAAAAATATCTCCAGTAAAGTTCAAATCAGAAGAATTAACTGCTGTAAAAAGATTTTCCTTTTTTACTGTTACAGCAGTCGGATTCTTCTTTTCTGGGAGGGCTGCTCGGTATTCAGATTTATATTCCTTAATACTATGACAGCCCACTTTTTCTAAGATGAGCGAAATTTTGTTATTATTGATTATGTATTCCTTTAATTCATTTGCATTCACAAAATCTCACCCCTTATCAGAAATCTTGTGTTACATAAGTAATACCGACTTCTTTCATAATATTTCTTGACATATCATGCTCAACAACGATCTGAAATTGATTTGCTGAACCCTCACGGTTTTTTACAATAAAAATTATCTGATAATGTTTATCCGGACTTAACTGAACGGAAATTTTACTCTTACCATTCTTTCCTTCAAGGCGAAAGACCTTTAGTGTATTTTTACCACCGGCTTTTTCATCGTCAAATAAATCTCTTATCATAATATTTGTGCTTGCAACATCGGTTATATTCTTTGCTATACCTGTATTATCCTGCGTGTAATATCGCTGTTTTGCCGACCCCTTTGCCAACTGAAAAGTAATCAATATATGAACATCTTTATTTGCTTCCTTGACTGTATCCTGAATATCAACCATTGCCTGTGACATCGCCATTGCATTAGCCGAGCTTTCAAAGACTTTACTTCCAGCATCAGCCTTAAAGGTATCAAGCATAAAATACTTAACGCCCATTCCGGCATATTTCTTGATTATCTTGATTGCTGAATCAGTCTTGTATCTCTGGAACGGGATTATCGTAATCGTATGATTTTGGGATATTTCTTTTATCCATGCTGAACACTTTTTTAGTAATACCCATACATCATCAGTATATTTGCCGTTTCTTAAAACAAACTTCTGCAAATCTTCCTTAAAGATATTGTTGGCACACCAGACAATCATTTCTCTCTGCCATTTGCTCAATCCGTCCTCATTGACCATAATGACGATTTTTTCTTTATTTTCAATGATACTAGGGAGAGTAGAGCTTCTTGCAAAGGTTGATTTTCCTACATTGGAAAGACCACCTACAAGAGTGATATTTCCATGCAACTGACCGCCTGTTTCAGCAGTAAGCATTGGCATATTATAATAGGGAAGACCTATTGCCTGACCTTCATTCAGATTTTCTAACAATTCATCTATTTTATAGTCAAGAGAGTATGTACTGATATCACCATCAATATTTATAAAAGTGTGATTAAGAAGTGTTTCAAGTTCGGAATATATCTCATCAGCGGACATATCCGAATAATCAGATAATTTATCCGCAACAGGGAAGCCATACTTAATTAGTTTTAAGACTACGTTCCACTTATTCAAATCCTTAACATACCCTGATATATTATTAGGATTGACATAGGCAGTAGCATCAATTATCTTTTGCCAACCACCATATTCATCATATTTTTCTTTGAGTTTGCTGTGCTTTTCAAGATAAAATCCTACTGTTAATTCATCAAGTGACGGCTTTCTTTCCTTTACGACTACGTCATGTGCAATTTGGAAATATACTCGCCAAGCGTTCTCTGAAATATCTTCCAGTTTTAACTCATAATCAAATAATAAATCAGGCTGTTTATAAAATATTGAAACAACGTTAGCTTCGCAGGATAATTTATATTCCTTTACCTTTTTTGCTACCTTTAACTGTTCTTCCTGAAAAGGTGTCAGCTTTGTCTTATCAGATTTTCCTCTATTCACCATAACTCATCAAATTTATCCTTTGCACTCGTTGTTCCTGTTTTATAATCAGCCTTATCTTCTGTATGATTTTCAAATGACATTCTTGAAATTTCTGTATCAATCTGTTCTTTTTGCTGTATTTTTAACACGACATCATTTATTTCCTGTTCAAGGAATTTCATTATAAGATTGATTTTATGGGTCTCTCCATTTATTTTCGCAAAATTTTTTGAAAAATAATTCTTGATCTTGGGCTTGCATACTTTACAAGTAATTAAAATCTGTTCATATGTATAAGAAGCATTTGGTTTGATATATTTATTCGCCATAAAATTTCCTTGCGCTAAACCTTTAAGCCTGAGCGCCAAAGTTTGTGGGATTTTCATTTCTGGCGAGTATTCAAGAATTTCATATTTGATATAATCACATAAATCATACCAATCATGCTTTTCTTTTTCAGTCATTTTTATCATGTATCCACCACCTTAATATCCTTAATACCATAAAAGGGCAGAACATATTTATTCTGCCTTTATTACTACATTGATATCTTGATTATGAAAGTGACTTTGTAAGGTCAAGAAGTTCAGCGAGTATTTCCGGACTTTCTGCTGTCATATTCTTAATATTAAGACCCTTTTCCTTTATAAATGCGTTTATCTGCTTTACAGCCGAGGTGTTGCCATTATCTGTGATTGACTTCATTAAAGGCTTCCATTCTGCTACAATGGCTTCAGCCTTATCATCCTTATCAATCATATCTTCGGTTGACTTATCAAGATCATTACGATAAGAAGTCTCAAGGGTATCGAGTCCAGAAATGCCATCAAAGAAATCCTTCCATATATCATAACAAGGATTTTCAATAACACTGCCAACCTTAGTTACACCTGTTCTGTCCTTAATTACTTCTGCATAATAAGTACAACCATCACCATCCTTATTCTTCTTCTTGAAGAAACGGAGTACAACATCATAATCAAAACCTACGCTCTTATGCATATCAGGCTTATATCCAATAACCTTTTCGCCTTTATCGTCCTTAACTTCTACCTGCTGTGCGATAGAAACAATGTGCATTCCTTTTGAAGAAAGATCAATCTTAGCCTGCTGGAACTTCATATTGATAAGCTTAATTCTGCCCCACTGCTTAACGGAAATACCAGCATCATCAATATCTCCACCCTTACGCCTTGCTCTGCGTTCCTCTACTTCAAGAGCTGAAATCTGCATGGTAGAATAAAACTTCGTTTCAGAGTCAATTGAGAGTGTGTTAATCTTGCCTTCATATTCTCCGTCAAGGAATGCATCAAGGTCTTCTTCAAGTGTGTCAAGGTCTGATGTGTTATCAACCAGTTTCAGATTATTATATGTCTTACCATTATTAAGAGTAATAGGCTTATTCTCATAAAATCCGATACCAGCCTCACTATCAATACAAGCTACATTCGGGAAAGTTAGCTGAAACCATGACTTTCCCGAACCTGTTTCTCCATATGCAAGAAACTTACCGCCTATCTTTGTAGCCTTTGCTGTTCTGAATGCCATATTTAATTACCTCTCTTTCTTATTACAGGTCTTCAAGCATCTTCATGAACTCATCTTCATCATTGCCAGAAGAATCTACTTCATTATCTGCGCTATCATCAGTATTATCACTAGAGTTATCAAGGTCGAGTGTTGCAAGATAAGCACTAAAGAACTGGAGGTCGGTAGGCTTATACTTCTTATCATCACGAGATACAGTAGGCTTTCTATCATCACCTTCACCAATATAGGTAATAGAAGGCTTTGTGATGACCATTCTTTTTTCTTTACTTGTGTTCCCAACTGCACACTTAGCAAGAGCCTCTTCCTCGGTATAAAGACCCAGCTCAATAAGTTCCTTAATATCATCGGGGATATCGTCAGCAGTAATATTAACGATTGAACCACCCTCAACAAGATTACCGTCTACAGTCATTTCAATGATTTCATTCTTCTTAGCCTTGAAGAACTTTGCCAACTGCTTAGATACAAGTTCAGGATTATCACCGATATTAAACTCCATATTTACAGGGATTGCAAAATTCTGCTTAACCTCAATCTTCTGCCCATTAATCTTAGGCTTGCCTACATAGTCAACTACATATACAGACATAGGAATCGTATTCTTCTCCTTATCAGGCTTACCGATACTGCCGTCATCGAGAAGAATAGTCTGTGTGAATGTTGCCTTAAACTTATCCGATTCTGCCTTGGAAAGTGCAATATTAGTTATCTTCTTCTTCTTATAAACCTTTTCGCCATCAGTCTCATATGTAATATTACCCTTAACATTGATAACTGTTTCATCTATAAGATGTTCACTAAGGTACTCAACAGCATCATACTCTGTCAGAAAATCCTTGTAGAATGTATTGCCCTTTTCGTCCTTTTCAATGCCTACGGTCACAAAACAACCCTTACCGATGGTTTCAAGAATAGCCGGGTCGTTACGGTCATCCCAATCAATAGTGAATGTATTATCCCAATCATCTACTGTTTTGTCGTTTTCATCCTGCTTTACGCCGTGAACATAAATTTTATTATCCTTCTTATATTCTTCAGGGAAATATCCCCCAGACATTTCGGCATAAACAACATTACCGTCTCCACAGTCAACACCAATGTTCATGATGTTAGAAGTCCAGCCACTGTCATACTTATGGTCAATATCAAACGTATAATCATTGACCTTTGCCTTACCTACAAGATTAAAAGTTGCCTTACCCTTCTTCAGCGGAATTGCTTCATTCTTATCCTTTGCCATACATTATTCCTTTCAAAAATATTTATTCTTTTTTCTGTTTTTAATCATACATTGTATTAATCCCGTAATCAGCAGCACACATCTGCTCAATTCTACAACCTCTGGCTGTGTCCCAACCGTCACAGAAATAAACAATATCTGCTGTAGCTAAAAGCTTAATGCTTTCGCCAAGATACCAGAGTGGGGAAGTGTCTGTTGGAACGTCCTTAAAGAATGAATCTATAACTTCAACATCATCTCCGAGTATCTTCTTTACTCGACTGATAGCGTAATTTCTCTCATCAAGAATCTGTTCATCAGTCTTTCCTCTCATTGGCTGAGAAATAAATAATCTCATCAAATTATGTAACATCCTTTCTATTTAACTAACAAAATAATAAAATTCTTCTCCACGATTGCAAAAAGCCTTAACCATTGCTCGTACTAGGTTGAATGACATCCCAGAATGACCCTGATTTTCGATAATCATCTTTGCAAAATCCATAGTACAATTATTGTTTAATTCTTCTATAATATCTAAGCAACACCCAAGCTCCATACCACCATAAATATCATTTACTCGAATGGGAACACACCTATCCCAATCATTCCAATACTTTTCGTCTAAAATTTTATGTCCGTCAGATATGTATTTGGCAATTTTCTGATTTTCATCGCTCATAATAACAAAGTCCTCCTTTCCACGAAAAACATTCAACTCATGCCTCGACAAATGGCTTAATAGAGCCATTTGTCGAGGCAATTTTTACAATAAAAACCAAATTTCATTGTAAATTGAATTTTCGTTATTTTTGACCTTTATCATGTACTTTTTATGTAAATGCCAAGTGGTTATTGCAATTTATACAACAACCACTCAACAGGGAATAGGGTAAAATCTATATAAACAGCTTTTACTGCTGATTGCTTATATGTTCTCTTAAAGGACGATACACCATTTCTTTCATTGTAATATCCCTTTCTGCTAAATATTTTAGCGAATATTAGTGTGTTTTATGTAAGTGTCTGTGCGCCATTCTGGAAAATATCAATTATCTTTGCAATGATATTATTTTTCCCTGCAATAGCATACACATTCCCGGTATAGCCCTTGTTTGAGTTTGTATATCGAAGCGTAAACTTTGCTCCATTCTTATTCAAGGGAGAAACTTTTAAAGTGGCAGATATATTAGGATTAAATGCTTTATGTATTTCTGCTACATACCCTTGAACTTGTCCACACAATTCTCGATTATTCATCATGTGCTTATCAGAGAAGTAGCTATCCTCGGTATCTGCTAAAGGTGGAATTGTAGTCAAGCTATAATAGAGCATTGAAAGTTCTTGAGAGTTCATGCTAAACCTCCTATACATTGCTAACGATTTGTTTATTCCCAAAAATCTGTCTCAACTTTTCGATGAAATAAATCTGTCCCTTGCCAGTGACATAAGTTTTTAATCCTGCTTGTTCACCATAAGGCGTTGTATATGTATATTCTCTTAGCTTGAATAGCCCTTGTTCTATGTACTTCTGATAAGGTTGATTCTTATGTCCGGTTGAACTCATCAGATAATCATTATCCCTCAGCCACTCAAACAATCGTGTTCTGCCAATGTTGACATTTTCTTTCTTTGCTAACTTCGCAAGCTCACCAATATCAAGCAGATTAGTTGTATTTGACACATGGTCTGCAAACTCTACGAGAGGTTTGTCTTGTTCAATCTTTTCAGACTGCTTCTGAATTAGTTCATTCTGTTGTCTTACCGTTTCAAGAGTTAATCTGAAAAGTGACTTTGTATTTTCATCTGCAAAGGGAAGATATGTTTCTATGAAATTATTTTCATTTGCAACATAACCACCTGTCTTGCGTATTGTGGGGAGAACTTCCGATGTTATCCAATGCTTGAACTGTTTTGCTGTCGGAAGTTTACTAGAAAGGATAAGACTATAAAGACCAGATTCGTTGATAAGTGCTGTTTTTGTCTGTCCTATAGGCACATTCCCATTTTGGGAATCTGCTATATTCAGCATTTCAAAACGTTTATCTTCCTCATCAACATGAGCACAAACCGCCTTGCTTGCGTTAGAATATCCAAGTTTATCAGCCATATCTTTGCCAACAAACCATGGTTCTCCATCAATTTTTAATGTTCTGATTTCTCCGAAATCTTTATTGCTAAAGATTTGAATACTTGTATTTGCTTCTGACATTTTAACCACCTTTCACTGTGATATTTTACATTCACATTTTACCAATTTGTTTTATCTGAAAATTATTCCTTTGGCGATTTCAAGGTTTTTCTTCACAATGAAAATTCAGACCAAAGGAACACAGTATTAACAGATTTTGTTTTACAGAACCACTACCCAACTGCAAAACCGTCATACCCGATGTATGACTTCCAAGCATATGAAAGGAGCGAAACGGAGGTATATGAATGGCAAGATTCATATATTCGATATGTAGTCAGCAAATACTCTATGCTCACTTGAACATTTGCTTTTATTTGGTGATGGGTAGGGAAATCGAATCCCTGTCTTCGCCGTGAAAGGGCGATGTCTTAACCTCTTGACCAACCCACCGTACATAGCAGGGAATAGGTATTTCACCTATTCGAGATGTCCCTCTATAGCTGTACAACCATATCAGATAAACGGGATTTCTCACCCTAATTGACCATCTTTTTAATATTGTTTGACACCCTTATAGTGGGCTCAGCTTTTCCGGTCGCTTAGTCTTACAATATTCCTTTTGATTGGATACCTGCTATTTGGTGCTGATGACGAGATTTGAACTCGTATGCTTAAAGCGAAGGATTTTAAATCCTTTGTGTATACCAATTCCACCACATCAGCATTTTTGTTTCCCTTAAACCTGACTAAAATCTAAGGGAAACAAAGGAATATAAATGATAAATATTTGCCCTTTCGGGCTGGTGTCACAGGTGAGATTTGAACTCACACGCATTTCTACAACAGTTTTTGAGACTGTCTCGTATACCAATTCCGACACTGTGACATATATAAAATCACCATTATACTAGCCTTGAGGTTCATTCAGTGCCACATTACATACGCACAAACCTTTTATCAAGGATTTTATACTAGATAAGCATTATTGATGATACTGAATATTCTTTGAACAAGATACTGTTTAACGATTATTCGTTATTGTTTACTGACTAAGCGTTACTATTTCCATCAAATAAAATTTAACCAATTCTAAATTCTAAGATTTCAAGTCTTAAAATTAGCATTATAATCATCTTTAACATTTGACGATAATATGTAATTTGCTTCTCAGCATCTTTTTTTATACTATTACTCTGTATAAGAGAGATGTAATTTTTAGAATTTTCAGTATAATGGCGATTTATTTTATTTTAAAAGACCTTCAAGTTTTAATACTCAATTTCGATGAGCGTATTTGCGTTTGAAACTGCAAGAACGCTATCTACTTCCGAAGTAAACGCTGAAATCATTTCTTCAAGCTCCTTGATTTTATCAGAAAGTTTAAGAGGGTCAACAATTTCAGTCTTGTGGCTGTCGTAATAAGACTTGCGAAGATTTTCCATTTCCTTTAACGCTTCTGCTGTCAGGGTGGTCTTATCAGAATTAGTACCATTCTTAGCGTAATCGGTAGCAGCCATATCAGCCTTTGCATTTTCAGTTTCCATCTTGTTTACTGCATTTGCATACTGGCTACGAAGATTTCTAAGCAAATCCTTATAGTAATCCATTCCCCAGTTCTTCATTTCAATGGCTTCAGCAACGACATAATCCTTACCGTTGATTGTAACTGAAGTAGAGGAATTAGACTTGCTTACTGCTCTCTTGATGGCATTTCTGCGATTGATAAGTGTATTGACACTATCATAATCACTCTGAACATTAGTCTTAAACTCATCAACAGTCTTTCCGAGAATCGTCTTACTGCCAGACTTCATTGTTCCACAAAAAGTGCAATTAGAAATCTTGTCTGAAATTCTATCATTGAGAATTTTCAGTTCTGATAACGCCTTATGTAAATTCATTGTTTCCTTAATCATATAACTGCCTTTCTACTATGTAATAATTATTGTGTCCTTTGTTCCAATCAGCTATCTGTGTTTTACTTCACATCAGATATTCCCAGCAAACACCACAAGGAGGTTTGAAACTTGTTTGCCACTTTCCTCGCCACTATCTCCCGACAGGAGCGAGGTTTACACCATAAACACTAAACAGAAAGGAGTGCGCTAACTAGCACTTATGGAATGGTTATTGGATTGGGTGACTGGATTTGAACCAGTGGAATGAGGGAGTCAAAGTCCCTTGCCTTACCGCTTGGCGACACCCAAATATATAAAGAGCTTAACGCACTCTTTGTGTTGAAGTTATCTCTGCGTTGTTCTTAGTAATCTTTTATTCCAAACAAAAAGGTACGCACCGAGGGTGTTAGTACGAGCCAGTACTTGTACAAGTTTGAAAGCAGTATCTTTACTAGCAGACAACTGAGGAACACTAAGAACCACTGGAGCAGACTGTACGAATCGAACATACAACATCAATCTACGATTGTGTAACCCTTTGTCTGCATATTAGCTAGGTGTGGAGTGCCAAGTTACCTTGTAGCTCACCTAGCTTTTGGTGTACCCGGTGGAACTCGAATCCACGACACCGTGATTAAAGGTCACGTGCTCTACCAACTGAGCTACGGGTACATATCTTGCTTTATCATTCGTTAATATTTTGATTTTGTACTGTTTTTATATTGTGTAACGAACGATAAAATCTTAAAATTCAAACGGTCGAAACCGTCCGAATTTTTTGTGTAGGCTCATTCCAAAGCTGTTTGATTGATTTCGGAATTAACCTTGTGTATATATAATACACTATTTTTTAGAATTTGTCAATAGGGTTTTTCAAATTATTTTATTTTTTTGTTTTTCTTAATTTTCTTCCACCATTGACATTGCCATTATTCAAAAAATCTTCCTGCTGTAAACAATAACGTTCCCAATCATATTTTAAGGTCAAAGCCTGCAATAAAGTTGTAACAGCATAAGAACTACCAAAATCGAAAAATAACCCTATGCTTTCGTAATTATTCCAATCCAATGCCTTAGAACCTAAAACATTAAACCTTTCCCAAGCATTATATAGTTTGCCTGACCGCCATAAATGGGCAATAGAAAAACCAGCGTTATTTATCAATCGGATAAGAGACTCTTCCTTATAAGAACCTCTCCTTTGACACAAAAACACATTGCCCTCTCGATTGTATTCTACCCATTGCAGATGGTCTGAACGTCCATTCTCCCACCAATAACCAGAGGCATCATAATATTTCTCAAAATATTCTTTGACCACTTCAGGAATTTTAGCAGTCTTATCATTAAATAAAACAATTCCTTTAGAAATATTAATATCAGACCGTTTAATCTGTATAATTTCTGATGGATTAAACCCCATCCAGATTAAATATACGCCCAATTCGACAGGAGTTAAGACATCGTATCCATAAAGAGTGAGTATGGAAGTTCCTATTTTAGATTTTCGATAATCATTAAATGCGTTTCTGACTTGCTCAACATTAAGGAAATAATTAGTCCCCCCACATTGTTTAGCGTTTTCCAGATTATGAACAACGTTTTCTGGGTAATTATTGCCTAATAAAAACTGCTTAATTCTTCTTTTAACAGGAGAGATATTATTTGTAGCAACATTCATCTTTTGGAAACAAGACTCCCAATCAGGGACTGTATATCGGCACAAAGGCAAATCAAAATCCATTAAATAATCTTCAAAGGGATATAAAAAGGATTCAAGGGATTTGTTTGCTTCAATCCATGATTTATAATTGCTTATGTCTTGCTCATGAGAATATTCACTTAATAGCACGGAGATACCTCCTTATCACAACCACCTTTGAACATATCAAGGATTTTGCCCAGTCCGATAGAAACAGCCAAGGCTATATCTACTTTATGCATTTCAGCTTCAGTAGTACTAGTAACATATTCCTTTAATCGACTTTTGTCAATCGTTGTCTGCTGTTCGCAAAGGCAAACACTTTTGGTTCTCGCTGTGATTACAGTATGAGTGGGGAGAGGCTTCTTTTCTTTTGTAGTTAAAGGAGCTACTATTACAGTAGGACTATATTTGTTCCCAATATCATTCTGGATTACAAGAACCGGACGAATGCCACCCTGAACGTGACCGTCATCATAAGGCAGGTCTGCATAATAAATGTCACCTCTCTTGATTTCACGAGTAAAAGTATCACACTTCTTAAACATATAAATTCCTCCTTGCTTGTGTGTTACCTTAGTTTGCAACGCAATATTGTATAACGAATTTCTAATTTTGATTATAACACACTACAGTTATTTTGTCAAGAGGGGAGACACTATTTTTTTTAAATTTATTTTCTATCCGGTAAAGGACACCCCTCTTCAATGTCCCATACTCCGACCTCATACTCTCCCGGATTGTCAGTCTTGCGAATAAACATAGTCTTTGTGATTTCTGAATACTTGTCCATACGCAAAGCATATCTGATTGTATCAATCAATCCCGATTTATGTTTCTTGGCTCTGAAAAAATCTATAACGAAATATTCTTTACCATCAATATTTTTTGACCATATCTCGTCTATAAATTCTTTCCGACCATATCCAAGAATATCTTTAGGAACGATATCCACAGTTTGAAAAGTTTTTGCTCTGTGTTCATTCCACAACCCTTTTATGTAGATTTCGCCATCTTCCCGGATTATCTTTACTACATCTGGTTCAGGATATTCTAGGTCTTTTAAGACATGCACCGTCCCACCAGGTATTCGGTTATGAGTTAATGACGGATATTCTGTAAAAAAGTCACGGTATATCCGCACATTATCGCCTGAATCAAGAACCTTTCCTATACACAAATCCTCGTATTCATCATCACTGTCATTGAACTTGGTCACGATATCATAGCCGTTATACTGCTTGAGAAAATTGCTTAGTTCTAACGTCATGTCATGCATATCCCACATCTTGATTTGCTCCGGAGACAAATTCGTTCCGTAAATCTTGGTAAACCTTGGGTCATTCAACCTCTCTGCGATTTTGCTTTGAAACCTTTTAACCATTGGAATCGTCCTTTCTGTTGATATAATTACCTATTGTGTCATGACCGTTATGGTATATTCCAATCCGATGACCACAATATATAGTGCTTGAAATTCCTTGTGTTCATAGTATATCACTTATTAGAACGTTTGTCAAGAGGCAAATTCATAAAAATAATATTTATGAACAAATCTATATATTGTGTATCACTTTTGGAGCAGATTTCTACCTCCGATAATGTAATGCTTCTAAAAGCTGTATCTCATCAGCGATAGAGTTATTACTTGCAACAAAGCAGTTAATTAATGTATCTTTCGGCATTCTATTCTTAAAAGAAGCGATTATTTTAGCTCCGTCAATAACATAATATCGATCATTCCTATGCGAAAGAACAATAGTCTGACCCAGATACTTATTGGATATCTTACAATAGGGGAATGCAGATTTATTGGGTATTCTATGTTTGTATTCAGGAATTTCGATTTCTCCCAGAGGAATATCTCTATCTCGGAATACAGTATAATCAATAATTTCCTGGGCTTTGCTTTTAACCATTTCCATAGTTGTATTTCACACCTTTCTGTACTACTTAGATAACTTAGATAACTTCCGAATAAACTTGACTGTAATAACTACCATAACGCATAGAACAGCGTTCAGCAAATCCATTCCGTTGATGGAGTAGTCATATCCCTTGCAAGTCATAATAACTGTCCTGAATGTAATTCCGATATAGATAGCTACAATGTAGGGAAGTACTCTAATTAAGGTAATCCATAAATCGTTTATGATCGGGTGAGCAGTTGCAAAGTTTGCCTCCTTTCTATCGGTTCTCTGAATATTGTGCCTTGCCTGAGTCTGTACTATAGTCATTTTATTATCCTTTCTGCCTTTGCATTGTATTTCGTCTTGTATTATGAATTAGTCTTTATCACCGTAAACGGCAACATAGTTATTCCAAGCTCCTTTGCAACCAGATAGCGTATGTATCCGTCTGTAATCTTCACAACGCCGTTTTTATCAATCTTGATACTAACAGGGCTGTCAATGGTATGCCCTCCAAGGAGATTGCACTGTTTCTTAACCCATTCTATCTTTACAGGATTAGGCTTTGTACAACGCTCTGACGGTGGAGTAATAACGTTAAAGTCAATCACTCCAACAGGCTTCTTGCTAAGATAATAATTGAACTTACTGCGAGTATATGGCACTACAATAGCTTTGATTTCTGAAATGCCCTTGTTTTTGGCTATCATGTATGTTTTCCAACCAGTTACAAGCGTATATTCTGCGCCATCTTCTCTTGGAACAGTCAAATGCTTTACCAGAATAATAGAGTTATCGTCAATTTCTCCAGTGATAGTTTTACCTTTTTCAATGTCCTTGACATGAACGTTTGATGTGAGAGCAATCTTGTTCATAGAAATAGTTATAGCTGTGCTACGGTTGAGATTTATGAATGTGTCAAGTTTCATTATGCGTCCTCCGTCAAATTAGAAATTAAACTTATATTCCAGCGGTGTTGCACCCTTACCCTTATTATAATAGTTATTCACCATGATACGGGCAATTTTAGCTTCCGTCTTTGCTGTTGTAATACGGTCAGACTTAGCCATTCTGATAAGGTCAGCGGGATCTACCTTGGATAACTTCTTGATGAACTTATTATCGTCAAGTTCTCTGCTGTACAGATTAAGAATATATCCAACTGCCTTAATCATTTCTTGTCTAAACGCTGAATATGCGCCGTCCCATGTATCATTAAGAAGTCTGATAAGACGGTCAGTCTTATCTTCCCCGATCTTATTGTATGTAATCACAAGAGCCTTAATAGCGGTTATTCTGCTGTCGGCAGTTGCTCTCTTATCTTCGGTAATGCCAAGTTCAACGCCATTCTTCTTGCACAGATTAGCAAGAGTTGTCATGGTTTCATCTTCTGCGTAGAAAAGCCCCTTTGCTTTGTCAGCATACTGTAACGGAATTGAGCTGTCATTCAGCTTGACAAAGTACATGGATTCTTCCTGCTGAGTAAGCCCTCTGATGACCTGACACTCCATAAGGTAATTGTCCCCAAAACGTTTCTTCGCACCGTAAAGTCTATGCTGACCATCAATAACATACCACTTACCATCACGGTATGATACCACAATAGGCTGAAACAAGTTCTTGTCAAAATTAGAAGCTATATTCTCCGCTAACCTTCTGTTCCTTAATGTCCTCTGCGATGTGTATGTAGTGTTCAACTTATATATCGGAATAGATATAATTTCAGTCTTCTCACCACTTACATTAGCTGTCTGCCCGGTTTCTGCCATCTTCCTCTTGTTTTCAAGATAAAGCATTGCCTGTGTTTTGTTGGTTTCCTTTGACATTGCGTTCATAGTGTTCATAATATTTTCTCCTGTCGTTGTATTTTTGTCAAATCAAAGATGAAATGACATTATGGATTTGGTCGAGCCTTTCAAGGCAGTCAGCTATTTTATGTTTAGATTTTTCGTCCTCTTCATCAAAGGTATCGATATATTCCGGAGATAGTATGCGTTGCATAACCTCCTCAATATAATCCACACCTCTATTAAAAAGGTCGGCTGTATTATTAAGATGTGTTTCGTGAGAAGAATTAATATCTTTTATTTCAGCGTATATTTCCTCAAAGGATTGGGGGACGTTTTGTAAGACTTCTACTCGTGAGATAAACTGATTATTGCTTATTTTCCCTTCGATAAGGGCATTGATAGTTTCCATATCGGCGGTTTTGGAAACTCTGACAGTATCACGATATCGTCTGATACTTAATGATGTATGGTTGATATACTCAACCATTTTATCAAAGACATCATTCTTCCCCATCTCCAAAAGACTGTTCAAATGATTCGAGGTCGTCACTGTCGCTTCGATATCCGCTACACTGACTATTTTCTCCACATTCAGTGACCGCAGGAGCTTCAGATAATACGCATTCGGGGTTCTCGCTTTCGCTCTCTCCGTCTGATCGGTAGCTTTCTGTGCTATCTCCAGTATCGTCTGAACTGTCAATGGTTTCAACTTCTTCATCGGTATTCACCTCAACCTTTGTGATATTATAATCTGCTATGTAATCCGTCATGGCATTAAGGATAACGCCACGGCGGGAACTTACGCTTTCATAGGAATACTGCTTTGCTCCAGAGCCGGACTTTGTGGCAGCATACTCGTTATATTCTATCCTTGCGCTTGAATGCAGGAAATGTACAAGGAAGTCTGTGAACTGCTCATCTGTTCCTTCCCATTGGTCAAGAGCATCAATGATATGAGGAATATTGCAGGCATTAAAGAACTCAATATCTTCCTCAACAAACTTTGAACTGCCCGTGATGTCGTTCAGACGGTCAAATAACTGACCAATCCTCTTAACGCTATACTCGTTTGCCTTGATATCAAATTCTTCCGCAAAATTGTTCATTTCAGTTGCGGAAAGGTCACAGTCACAACCCATCATAATCATCATGGTTCTAGTAATGCAACCGAGGATACTATCATTCTTAGCATTACAGCCGTCTATATTATCCCAAATAGCATTCTCGCAGATAGGCTGGAGATATTTCATTGTGTTTGTTCCGAATGCAAGTCTTAACTTCTGATTGGGCTTGAAAGATACTCCGTTGTTAATGTTGTAGATGATACCATCAAGTTCATCGTCAGTAAAACCTACATACTCGTAAAGGGTAATATCATAGTCGAGAATTTTTCTCTGGAGAGCAGGGGGAAGCTGTTTGAATTTCTTTCCGGCAAGTTCGACCTCATAAGCAATCGTTTCTCCGCTTTCAGAACGGCACACGCACTTTAACGGCTTTGTATTCTTGCTTAACGAATATTCATTATTTACATATCCACACATAGCTGTTGTTCTCTGTAAACCATCAAGCAATGATTTCGTCAAATACATTGCTTCGTGTATTCTTTCGCCTGTATAAAGGATAGCACCGATAGGACGGTTCTGAAGAATGGATACGATAAGTTCACTTTTCTTCTTTGTTGTCCACTGATTGTCGAGTCTCTGAACAAGAGCATCACGGCAAAACTCACCTTTTAACACCTTATCCACATACACCTCAAGGGGCATTGCCTTATGATTGACTCTACCGTCCGACACATCAGTATCAAGAATAACATAGGTCTTACCGCATATCTCAACAAGATTATCCGGTTCTTTCTTCTTTCTAGCCATAATCGTATTCCTTTCTATGAATTATCCGTTATACTGAAACTTACCGTTATAATAGTCCTCAATGAACATTTCGAGAATTTCAAGCCCGAGGTTGAGATTGAGCCATTGAGCCTTGAGTTTCTGAGAGTCAACCGTTAAATAATATTCAACTGTTGTTCTTACATCAGAATGATTCAAAGCTTTACTAGCTACGATCGGATTTCTATTATCAACCCAATCACGAGAAATGAACTCTGCAAAAGTTTTTCTCATACAATGAGAAGAAAAATGTCCCTCAAGTCCAAATTTCTTTGCTTCTTGAATGATAATTCTGCTTAAAGAACTAACACAATAAGGGGCAATTTCACGAGCCACACCATTCTCATCATATTTTTCGCCAGTGGTAACAGTCTTTTTTACTTTGCCATCTTCGTCATACTCTATATGATGAATATATGCCGTTCTGTTACCTTCCCCGGCAAAAAGATAATTGTTGAGCGTAAGATGATTTATGTCAATTAAAAATTGGATAGCCATTTTTACAGCCTTATTGAAATAGACCTTCCTAGACTTACCTGTTTTACTTTCATTCAAGAAAATATAGTCTTTAATGTTTCCGTTGTCATCAAGGACATCCCTTACCCTTATGATAAGTCCATCTCCGGCTCTATAGCCAGTGTTAATAACAAAAAGAAAAGCTAATGCCTTTGTGAACTTCCTTTTACTTGATGATTTACAATTCATCAATAAAGAAAGCAAGATGTTGTCTATATCGTTTTTATTCGTAAACGCATCAGCACTATGATTTTCAGAATTTATTGAAACTCTTGCGACCAGATTACGACCCTCTCTTTTTCCCTTTGGAGCAGACTTAATCTCTGACTTAGCAACAGGGAGGGGGAGTGCCTTCGGAATTTCTTCCTCTGCGAGATTTGTGGTGTTAGCTCTCGGTACAAACCTTATAGATGAACGCATGAGTTTCAGTCCTTTCTATATTCATTACTATTTGCTAATAATTATTCCAGTGATTTCATAAAATATATTACTATCAAAGTTGGGCAGTTTCATTACTTCCTGTCTCTCATTCTCAGATAGATTTTCCCACATCATTTTACAAGCTGTTTTAAAATCTACAGTTTTCAAATATCCACCTGTTGTTTCATATTTCGGATTAGCCTTTTTCTCATCATCCGACATATTGACTGAATATATCCACCAAGAATTTTCAAAATTCCAATTAAGAATCTGAATGCCCTTTAATGAATGTATTTCATCTCTTGACATTGATGTCGGTTTATTAAATAAAAAAATATTCTGTTCAACACTGTTAAAAAACCCTGTACTATAATTGGTGCTGTTATAGTCACCTGTGTTCCAGTCACCTGTGTTCCAGTCACCTGTGTTCCAGTTACCTGTGTTATAGTTACCTGTGTTACGGTTACCTGTGTTATAGTTACCTGTGTTATAGTTACCTGTGTTATAGTCACCTGTGTTCCAGTCACCTGTGTTATAGTTACCTGTGTTATAGTCACCTGTGTTATAGTCACCTGTGTTACGGTTACCTGTGTTACGGTTACCTGTGTTATAGTCACCTGTGTTATAGTCACCTGTGTTTTTCAGTCCTGTACAATTTTTGCCGTCATTAACAATTGTAAGCAATTCTGGCCATTCAATCTCACGGATAATTTTAATCTTATCCGTTACTGATTTATCTTTATATGTTTCCACAAGACCGAGGGCTTCGACCTCCGCAACTTTATTTCGGCTGTTAAAATTATAATAGTTAAAACAGTCGCTTGCTTTCTGACAAAAATGGAATCCCGCCCCGCACATTTCAATGTTCCCATTATGTACAAAAGTTTCTCCTACCTTATACTGAAAACCTCTGCACGTCCAATCGGGATTGAATACCTTAAACCCTTTAATACTCATAATATTTACCTTTTTATCCTTTCTATCTTGACAAATGATGTCTGATTGTGGTATAATAAGCTAGTAAGATTTACCATTTCTTTTGGATTTGGTTTCTTGCTTGTTTGCTATGTTTAGATTATATCACTTGCAAGTGAACTTGTCAATAGCAAATTTCGTTTTGAAATGAACTTTTACATATTCTACAAAAATACACACCTATTTTTGTACAGAATTAATAACATAATTAAGAGGTGTAATCATGACAGAGCGTTCTAATTTTGGTGAAATTATAAAAAAGACTCTTGATGATATGAGTTTACAACAAAACGACCTTGCTGAACGTATGGGGAAAAGAAAGAACTATGTAAGTGCATTGCTTCGCACAGATAACCCCTCAACTAGCACATTGATATCTGTAGCCGATGCCCTAGACTGTTCTGTAGACTATCTGCTAGGCAGGACAGACAACCCTCAATCACACACAGACAAAGAAATTCTAAGTTCTGATGAACAAAATTTACTTGAAATATATCGCAATTTTAACGACGAGGGAAAAGTTGCCTTAAAAACGCAAGCAGATATTTTGTCTACTGTGCCATTGTACACCAAAGAAAACCAAATGAATTGACGGAGGATGTTATGAGAGACCTTTATGAAATCGGAACAATGGAATTTAAAGACCTTAAAAAATATATAGAGCTACCGTCTTTTCAACGAAGTGTTGTTTGGTCAATTGAGAAAAAGGAAGAATTTATTGATACCGTGCTAAAAGGTTTCCCTTTTGGTTCTCTTTTATTATATAAAAGTAGCCCATCCTCTTACTTATTAGTTGATGGACTACAAAGATTTACGACTTTAGATGATTTCTCGAAAAATCCATTCAAGTATATAAAAAACTATGAAGATGAATTTAAGGAATATTTCGACAAGATTATTGGTACATTAGCACCTGCTGTAACTACAAATTTTACAATTGTTAAAACAGAAATAACAGAATCTATTAAAGCTAATTTAACAAAAGAAAACAAAACTACTTGTATTGTTAATCGGGTAATATCTGATGTGTCAGTGTTGAATGTGTCAGTGTTGAAGGAGAAATATACAGAATGTTACGGTATTCTTTCTGAACTTATTGAAAGCATAAAAGATAAATATCAAATTCTTAATAAGAAAATCCCCTATGTATGTTATTCAGGGGATGAAGATTGTCTGCCCCAAATTTTTGAAAGGCTAAACGCAAACGGTACAGTATTAAGCAAATATGAAATTTATGCTGCCAAATGGAGTCATATCATTTTCAATTACAATGATCCGTCTATTCTCAAATTGGTAGATGAAAAGTATCAGAAAATGGTAGAAGATACAGGGGTAGAAATACAGAACTATCAAGACGGTCAAGTAATGAGAGAACAAAAAGTAAATCTTTTTGAATTTTGCTTTGCATTTGGTCGCCTTATTTATAAAGATAATCCTTACATAATTTTCAAAAAACAGAAATTCTCCACATCTGATGTAGCTTCAATCGGATTTTCTTTATTATCAGTAATTCTTACTAAAACTACCAGCAGCCTTAGCACAGTTGCAAACTGCTTCGCTGACATGAGTGCTGATAAAATTAAAAACTTGATTAAGCTGAAGGAACTTATTTTGACTTGCCTTGCCCATATAAGTAAGATTTTATGTAAATACATCATGTTCCCCGATAATAAAAATTCTATAACAAAATATATAGAACATCAGATTTTGTGTATTGTTGGGACATATTTTAACATGAAATATTCTGTTTCTACAAAAGACTTTAGTATCACTGAAAAAACAGGGATGAAGAAGCTTGAAACAGCGTTTGAAAAGAATATGCCCATGCGCTATTTATATGAAATCCTGTCAGGCTATTGGAGCGGAAGTGGAGACACCAAGATTGCTGACGAATTATCTAAAGATATATCCGACAATCGTTATTTAACTCCGATCCCTCTTTCTACATGGGAAAGGTTTCTTCATGATTGGATGCTTGAGCAAACTCAAAAATCAATGAAAAATACCCCAACAGAAAATAAATTATTCTTATGTTTTTTACTTAGAATGCGCAAATCTAACGACAATTATATTAATAGTAAACCACTTAATGTTGAATTAGTAATCTCTAAAAGCCGTTTTACTCAACAAATGAAAACCAGCAAGGGGATTTGTGCCATAGGGAATTTATGCGTTCTTCCACAATTTGAGGTACATAGCAAGCAGGAATATACTCTGTATGAAGCTGTAAAGAATCGGTCGTTAGTGTTTGATATTAATGATTCTGTTATTAATGATTTTCTTTATCCTGAGGAATCTGAATTATTATTTTTAGATTCTGACTTCACCGAAGAAAAATATCTGTCGTTTTTAAAGAATAGACATGATTTTTTAATCAATAGATTCAAAGAGACTTTGCGTGGTAATGTGTAAGTAAACAAAGACCCTCGGAGCTACTTAATGTAGCTCCGAGGGTAAATAAATATTAACAGAAAAGTAAGGTATTTTATTATGTCAAAAGGCATCGCAGCCCAGCTCAAATCTATCGAGAAAGAAATCCAACGCAAATCTGACAAGTATCAAGAACAATTGAACAAAGTTCCTAAAGAAAAATGGTTTACAAAAGAATTTATGCACAGTGTTCATCTTTCTGAAACAATAAAACAGTTCTTTGATAAGGCAAATGTTGATATTTCTCATATTGATAATTTGTCTGATGAGGAAAAATCAAAGTTAAAAGCCAAACTTCCTGTTAAATTCAAAACATGGGATGATTTTCTTAAAGAAGCGTTTGCATTTAATGTAAAACAATTCTTATCCAATCTTTAATCGAGCAGGGAACACGGGAATTTCACCATTTTCTATTCTAGTTTCCCAATCAAACATATCTGCGCTAAGGACGGTATCTGTTTTAAGAGAGCCGTCTTTAATCTTTTCTTCGATAAATGCTTTTGTTTTATCTATATCTAAAAAAACATTGATATGAAATAAATTATTATCCATTTTATCACCTCTTTTCTATTTTAGTATGTATCTGGTACAATATAATTATACTACAAAATTTTGATTTTGTCAAGATGTTGTATAAAACACTGTGGTTGAATTGCAAACAACACAATATCTTGTTAATGTAAATACAAAATTTCTTAAATACTGACAGAAGAGCAGAGGAATCGTAAGTCCAAACGCAAAAACGAGAGGATTACCATAAAAGTAATCCTCTTTTATATTATTATGAACAACAATAACATTTATAAATTAATATTGACAATCAGCACGATATATGTTATAATATGTCATGTAAAACATTTAGCTAAATCTGGAGGTATATTATGAAAGCAAATACAAAACGTATCAAACAATGCATTGCAATGTCCTTAATTCTTTCATCGGTTCTGTTATCTGGTTGCGCAAGCAAGATAGATGAAGTATCACAAAAGATGATGGACGATATCAACGCTATCGGGACGGTAGAAATCTCTGATGAAGAAACTATTGAAAAGGCTGAAAAATTATATGGTACTCTCACTGATAAGCAAAAAGAACAAGTTAATAATTATGCTGATTTGCTTAATGCTAGAGATGAATTAGATAGGCTACTTGAAGAAAAGGCTAAAAAAGATGCCGAGGAAGCAGAAAAGGCAAAAGCCGAAAAAGAAAAATTATATACTGATGATATCAAAAAATGTGCTAGAGCAATCTTATCAATAAAAGAAATGATTAATGATCCAGATTCTTTACAGGTGCATAATGCACTTAATTTAACGTCTGACCAAGGTAATCCGTCATTAATCATTGATGCTTCTTGTAAGACTACATCTGGTGGTACAAATAGGCATTATTATATAACTACAGATGATTTAGATTTTGCAAAAGACTTAATCAGAGCAGGTGCATATTATAGTTACACATACAATATTGCTTGTGGTGGGGCAGACGACCTCTTCGATGATAGGACATTTAATTTATTAGCCGAAAAAGATGGGCTTGATTTAGAAATAGTTAATAGCCTTCTCGAAGATTACGAAGAAACAAAAGATAAAACCAAGTTAGGATTAATAAATTAATTTATAAAATATATTCTGTATAATAATTTTACCCTATTCGTAACGAATAGGGTAATTTCTTTCTGTCAAACTAGTGCTATCCTACTTGACAAAATCAACACATAGTGATATAATAATAATGTGAGGAGAACCCATAGACGGTTGCCCTCGGTATCATACAGTTAAAGAACTATAATCCGCCTACTGGTACTAGGCGGATTACTTCTTGTTGCTCAGAATTATATCAACGATAATTGCCAAAACTGCAATAGCACAGCCTGCAAGACCGATAATCTTTAAATATAAGTAAACACAGCACTGTTGCTAAGCAATGCTGTGTTATTTTTATGCCTGTTTACTGTTTGCTGAGAAATTCATCAATGCTGTTCTTAATAATATTCATTCTGGTGAGGATTTCATTCTTTGTTGTAGAATGATTACTGCTATATTCTTCGGGTGTGTTCCAAAAGAAATAATCCAGCCAATCAGCAAGTCTCTTGGAATTGTCAAATTCGTTTACATAACGAAGATAGCTTGTGAAATTGGTTATGTTGAACATCGTCTTTACAACAGCAGAGCCTTTATCATTGAGGATGTTATATGCTCCGAGCAGTTTGTCATAAATGCCGTTAATTTCTTCCTGCTTTTCCTCGGAAATTTCGAGGTTTTCGATTATCTCATTGATGTGCTTGCCGGAGAACTTAGGTTCTTCCTCGTACAGAGCAATATATGTCTTTGCAATGATTTCATGATACTTTTTCTGGTTGAACTTGTTTGCTGTAAGCATTGCCTTAAAGATTCCATGCTTTGATAATGCTTCAAAATCGTCCATGTCGGAACGTCTTATTCTTGCCACATCAAACGGGGTCATCTGCTCACCAGAATTGATTCTAAGCATGATGAAACGCATTATTTCTTCCGAAGCATTATCTGCTATCAGAACGTTCATGGAAGCCCCTCTGAGCTTCTCTTTAAGTTCCTCAGGTAACTGACTAAACTTGCAACCATTAACGTTGTAATAATGCCCGTTGCACTCAATCAGAGGGTCGTTTTTTAATCCGCACAGGGTGAACTCATCATTCAGATAAGAAACGATTGAGCCGAGCATTCTCTGCTTACCATCATACACCTGATAAAGCTTCATCTTCCCCTTGCCGACCTGATTTACTATGAATGCAGGCTGGAACTTATACAGTCCGGCGAGAATGGAATGAATGTATGCCGACTTTCTATCTTTCTTCCATACAACGGCTCTCTGCTGTGGGATTTCAAAATCAAGAAGTTTATTACTATTTGTGTATTTGATATAAATATCTCTGACACTCCATGTGTCAGCATTAAGCTTTAAATCATCCGTGGACAGAATATGACTATCCTCGGTAATTTCAACCTCACAATCTTTGATTTTAGCCTTCTTAGAGCCGGCTGGCTTAGTCGAGGATTCTCCTTTTTTAGGTCTGCCTCTGTGGCTCTTAGGCTTTTCTTCGCGGTTATTTCCCATAACAGAATTTTCGTCTATGGGTTCAGACTGATTCTCTGATTCTGTATTCTGTGTAGTTTCGTCAAACGTTACCTGCTCATCTTCAAATGCCATATTAACCTCCATGCTCCATTTTGAAATTAAGAAATATATGCCATTTACTAATTATTTATTTTATCATAATTTATTCCCTATGTCAAGTATCTTATTCCGATTTTCATAAAAATTATACATTATTTAAGCAAAAATAAAATCCACCCTCGGATAGAAGATGGATTTTTAATATTTTTGGTTTTAGTTTTGATATCTTTTTCTTGCTTCATCAGCAGAATACTCATCAAGAAGATGTGATATTCCTTTCGGTGGCTTAATGCCTACTATGTCAAAAGCAAGGAGGATGTATCCGTTGATGATGCTGTTGCACATTCCGGAATTAACAATCTTATCAAAATACTCTGGCGGTTTTCTCCATAGCGAGAACGTTTCTTTCATTTCTTCCTGCTCGGCAGGGGAGAGGTCTTCAAAATTCATAGTTCTTCCTCCTTAATCAATAAAAAATCCATTACAAAAGCCAGTGCAAACTATTTGTTCACGCAATCTCTTAACTTCATTTTCTAGATTTATAAAACATTGCCTCTCTTTTCTTCCATTTCTTTTATGAACATGGTGGCATACCTCACAAACATAAAAGTTATCTTTCGAGATAAACCTGATAATTAAATTAATAAGATGATTTCTCTTAAAATTATTCTTTGGTTTCATGATGAAATTCTCCTTTCATCAGATGATAAAATAATTCAAACCTTTGACATTGATATCGTCCGAAGTGCAAAGAGGAACATAAAGTAATTCATAACCACGCTCATGAATTTCACTGTCTTCAACTACCTCAATGTGTATCATTTTGAGCAACTGTTCTTTTATTCCTCTGTGGTATTCCCATATATCATCTTCATCAGAATTATTGTACCACTTGTACCATTTCTCTCCATGTAAAATATATGTTGCTAAAATAAAGTTTACGATTGAAGTTTTGAATCTGTCAAAATTTATTTTGTTTGTGTCAAATGACTCAGAACGGTTGTCACTTAATCTCTCCAACAGATGTTTCCCAAGCCAATCCAATTCACGATAAAAATCACTGTCGTGCAATGTTATCATTAAATACTTCATTATGTAACCACCTTTCAAAATTTATCCGATAAAACGGAGTTTTCATTCTACAATCTGAATGTCCTTTAGGGTCAATTTATGATCTTTCATCCAAATTTGGATTACAGACAGCATAACATTTTCCCATATGTTAATAGTGCCGAGAAGAATGCTTTCAGACAAAAAACATTTTATAAAATATGGAATAAATTTGTAATCGTTCATCTTATAAAACGACATTCTTCCATCAGGATAAAGAGATATACTTATGCTATTTTTTATAGATAAAGGACGACCGCACTGGTACATCCCTGTAAAAATTCCATAAGTAATATAAATTTCATCCCTATCATCCACATTAAAATTTTCCACTTTTACAACATATGTGCCAGAAAACCTTGTATGAAATGGTCTATCGACCGTTTCTGTCCTGTTTGTTTGGGCAGGGTAATAATCAGTAAATCCACACTTTAACATCTTTTCTTTAAAATTAGTCATAATCTATCCTCACTTTCTTGGAAAAATTTCGTCATCATCAATGGCAGATATAATAATTCTTTCACTGTGATAATGGCTGTCTTCATTGTTTAATTTTTCATTCCAAAAAGAATCATTTGCAATAGTAATATAATAGTTATTTTCCCTGTCGCCAGCGCAATATGTTCCAATGCTTCTTATAACACCTGTGCCATATTTTGCTTCGTATTCCTGTAATTTCTTGATTACTTCGCTTGTTGTTGATACTAACATAATTTATTCCCTCCATATTCTTTTATCAGAGTAAATGTTGCCCGTGATATTTTCCAAAGCGGTCATTACACCGAGTATCTGTGTAATTTTCTTCCTCATTGCTAAATCACGGTCATCTTTGGCTTGCTTTTCTTCTGGTGTAAAGTTAGCAAGTTTCTCTTGATATTCCTTTTGTATGAGTTTTTCTTTGTTGCGTTTGACTTTCTTGCTCATGCAGTTCATATACTTAATCCTCCTCTCCTTCATAATTGCCGTTTTCCATACTAAATCCACACCAATGGCAGTATGGAAATCTGTGTCGGGAAAATTTACGACAATGAGAACACCTATATGCTCTTGAATTATAAGTGATAACTAAATCACCAAAATTATTTCCAATAACCAGTAGCCATTCTGCTGTGTTTCCGGATTGAATAGGCTTATCAGTTTTAAGATTTTTAAGATCTTTAAGGCTTAATTTCTTGATTTCTCCATTCTCGTCTTTATAAATGAAACCGCCTTCTTCGCCGGGTTTTGGTTTGCGGACATTAAATCCTACCATTTCTAAAGCTTCTATCATTATTCTATGTGATTCCTCTGAATCTGTAGGGAACTTTGGGCGTTTTTCTTCCATGTGAATTATTCCTCCCAATCAAAAATATAATCTATTCGGCTATGAGTTTCTCCTTTTGAAATATCATTTGCCTCCCATTCACTTATTCTACAACCCTGAAAATCTTTACTACTTTCATGCTTAACAGCATAATTCTTGGCAAATATAATTGCCAACTCTTTGTCTGTGAATATTCCAATCGGTTCTTCTGTTATATAATAATCTTCAATGGTTGTAAAAGAAACCTCAACAAGATATAGTTTCATCGCTATCTCCTCCTTAAATTTGAATTTTATCCGTTATCTGGATATGACTTGTAATAAATGCCCTTATAAATGGCTTTGTTAAGCCATTCTTTTGAGCATATTTCCCAATGAAATGTTTATTCTATTATTCAAAAGCTGCCTTTTCAATAAAATATTTATCCGGGTCTTTTTGTTTGTTAATATATTCTATCAATGGCGTTTCCTCTTCACACATAGCTATTTGTTTGTTACGCCAACTTTGACAAGTTCGATTCTTTGTCAACTGTTCAGGCACTATATAAAGTTCTTTGTAATACAGAATATACATTAAATCTTCCTCCTCTCAAGTTATCATAGCAAACATCTACGTCTGCATTTCCAATCATTCTTTCTACCCGACATATTCCTAGCAACTCACATTGCTGACAATCCTCAGGTAGTTGTCTGATTTTCCATGCTTCGAGTTTCTTTTGCTTATAGGCTTTAATCTGGCATTTTATCCAGTTAATCAAGTTCACGGCTATATTTGCCCTCTGCGATATCTTTCATACACCACTGCATTTCCTTTGTAGGTTTCATAGTTTTAATCCTCTTAAATCAATTCCCAGAATGTCCATTATGTAATCTGGCTCTAAGCCCAAATTATCCATGATGATATCTGCACCATCACTACATGGTCTATTCATCAGTTCTTCCTTTGTTTCTCTTACGAGGTCTATTGCTTCCTGCTCGGTTATGTCGTCACGTTTCATCAGAATTTTTACTATCGGATTCATTATGTATTCTCCTTCGTTTCTACCCAATAACACAAAACACCAAATTCTCCGTCTTTAAGTCCGTGAGATTTAGCCCATGCTATAGCTTCTTCCGTTGTATCAAAATGCTTTGTATAGTTTTCAAAATCTACGCACAAAGTAAAGCTTCCATCTCCGGCAAATTCCTCAATGTAATCGCCGTATTCAAAGAGTTCAAGAAAACAGATGTACCGTCCTGACATTATGTATTCCTCACTTCTCATCAAGATTTATTCCGTAAATATCTTTTATCCAACCACGGATGGTTCTGCCATAGCCGATAATTCCTTCCCATTCGCAAACACAGTTAAGAATTTCTGACTGACTCATAGCATTGATATCATCGTCTTTGCTTGTGTCTGTTGGTTCAAGGTCAAGATTCTGGCGTACTATGCGGAGTATGTTTTCGGGGTATGTCATTAATTTATTCCTCGCTTTCAGTATAATGCTTTCTTCATACGGTATGCAAAATCCGTAAAGCATTTATGTATTTCTTCCTTGATTGTGGCTGCGGTCAAAAATCTGTAATCATTCCTTGTGGTGATTATTCGGTAAACCTCGTCCTCGGATATCTCGCAGACATCTTCGCCTGTGTCATCGTCATGATATTCATTCTCTGACATAATGTTGTCTATATCTTTGTAGAGGTCTGATATACGTTTCATTTTTAATCCTCCATAATATAAATATCAAGATCGTCTGTGTTATAACTTTCACTGGCAGGTGCATCACTACACCAAGTTGCTGCTTCATCAGCCGTTACAATATCTATTCCGTTACTCTCTAGCAAAGAAAATAACTGTGTTCTTATGTCTGAATTGAATCTTGTATCTATTCTCTTTACCTTGTGATGAGTTTTATGAATAATTATTTTGAAGTTCATTATTAATCCTCCTCAACGTGTCTAATGTTTATTTTCCAACCTTGGCAGCCTTATTTCAGACTGTCAAACGCTCTCGGCTTAATGGCTGTTTATAGCTGCCGAGTCAGCTTTTAGATTACTTCCTCTATTTGCTCCCAGTATTCTTCGGGAACGTCCTCACCGAGAATGTCATAGAGTAAAGCAACTTCTGCCTGAAGTTTAGCAGTAAGATTTGCTGTTTCCCAAACCGTTTTAGTGGTAAACCCTTTTTTGTTCAAGTCTTGAAGTTCAGCAAGTTTCGCAAAAAGCATCTGTAAAAGTTCCTGTTTAGTTTTCATAATAAATTCCTCCTGTTAATCATCTTCAGTTTTTTGTGTTTAGTATTATTTGATTACTCCTCTGTCCTCATGCAGACTTTGGAGCATATGCGGAAGTTATGCGCTTCCGCTGTGAAAGAGTGGGGGTTACAAGCCCTTTAATTCCTGACGAATTGCCTTGATAGTTAAAATGTCCTCGTCAGAAAGATCGGTTTTTGAATTTACTCCGTTTAAAGCTACCCGAAGCAGGACTAAAACCTGATGGAGAGTTATGGTTTCTTTTTCTTTTATCTGTGCAAGAATGGAATCAACCATTTCTCTCGTTTCTTCATTAGCCATATCGTACATATAAAACTCCTCCTATCATGCATAAATCCTCATGCTTATTATACCATATATTCAATGTTCCGTCAACGTGTTTTTGTGTTGTTTCAGCACAGTTAATTCAGAAGTGTCTGCTGATTTCTTCCTCTGAATAACCGAACTTTAATAGCTTCTGTATGTGCTTTTCAAGGCACCTTCCACGGCTGACGTATGACACCGTGACAATATTTCCGTATCTGATATACCAGCATTTCCCAAAAGAAGGGTAATTCCCAAATATAGGCTTAATCATTTCAGTTTATTCTCCCAATGTATTCTAGGATCATTCCAGCTTGTCCATGATTCCTTGCCTCTCATGCACTTGTTGAGATGGTCATACCAAATTTTGTCATTGTCCGCTACAAATTTTCCATAACGCTGCTGAGCAGGTGGCATTCCCTTTCCGATGTGCATATCCTTGAAATCACAAAAGACCGCAAATAATAAACAAAGTATTCCAAACATCAGGCAGTCACCTTCTTTCGTAGGTCTGCTCTGGGTATTTTCCGTAAATTGACCTTATAGCAGAGTAGTGGCTTCTTTGCGAGATTTACTGTTTTTCTTAATGATACCATGATTTAATCCTCCTCATTATCCATCATACTGCATAATTTTTCATTAGCATGGAATGCAATTGTTATCTTGTCGTTGACCATGTACGCAGCTTTACTCATATCGCCATCAAGCAGTTCATCTCTTATTTTGTTTAGCTTCTCTTGATACTGTCTTAAAGCTACATACATGATCTTAATTTCTTCCTGTGTAAAAGCTCCGTATGTTTCCGTGATTTCATTCAGAACGTCTACTAATTCTACCTGATGTGTTACCGGGACTGCATACTGACTAATAGGCTCGTCATCGTCAAGATCTTTATATACGGCAATATAATAATCTCTCAAATCATCCTCATCGCGTTCAGCATTTTCTACATACAAAAATCGCTGTGTATTGATTTTAAATGTAACATTGTGTTCAGGTTCAAGGCTGATAATATCCTCGATGACTTCTTCCGTAATGGTTGTGATATATTTCATGTTAATTCCTCCTTAGCAATAGCAGTCAAATTCTGATAATCCGATTCTGCCTTCTGCTTCTATGTAATTAGTTATGCCTTCAATGGTTATTCCGTATTCGTCACACATATCAGGCTCATCTTCTGCAAAACATTCAGCATACGCAAGGCACATTTCACAGATGTTTGTCACTGTCGTTTCGACCTTGTAATTGTATTCCTTGATTTTTCGCAGAATGATCTGTGCTATTCTGTCCATAAAACACATTTTATCCTCTGGATAATTTGTGTAGTCTGTTTCAGCTATCCAAGCGCCTGTTTTGGTTATCATTGCAAAAACCTCCTCATAGAATTGTTATTTCATTGTGCTTTGGGTATTACATCATACAGATAATTATATCCGTATTTACGCTTGATATATTTCTTCAACCATTTGTAAACATAAGCTGGGCAATTATTCCCGATTGAATAATATTCAAACCAAAACACATTATCTTTTACAACTATCCCCGGTATTCCTTCCCGATTGAGAACATCATAAATTTTTTGTGCAATTTTAGTTGTAGCATTTTCCAGTTGTACAAGTATTTCAAATTCAAGATGTTTCTGATTTTCCATTGATATTTTCCTCCTCCCCTTAATTCAATTCATAATATGTTTTATCGTAATTCATTTTTATTTCTCCCTTTTTAGCCGTGTCGAGAAGATACTCTGCATACATTTTTACAGCCATTCCAAATGAAGTACCGTTATTAAGCAGATAATCATAAAAACTTTTATCATACGTTTTGAAAATTTCCATACACTCATTATCCGATAGCCATTTCATTATATTTTCCTCCTCAAATGCTTATGTTGTAATTCACGTTATCAAGCTCAAGCTCAACAGTGAATCCGTGTTTTTTGAAGTATTCCGCTATTGATGAGATAAAACACTTTGTTGTTCCGTGTCTCTGTACCTCTCCGAAAATTTCCGGTATAGCTCGATAGTCAGCAAGCGAGATTTTCCTCTTTCTCAGGTCTGCTTCCGTATCAATAGCCGTGTAGTCATGATAAAGGGCAGATAGGATTTTGTGCTGTTTTGCTGTAAGTTTCATTGTGTTTAGTCCTCCTCCATATCTCCGGTAAGTTCCTTGTAACGAATTTCCGCTAAATACTGCCATATGCCTATAGCGTGATCGCTTGTTACTCCTCGGCAGAGTTTCCGCACATCATCCCAGAATGTATTAGTATCAGTTAATTTGTTGAGTTTGTCAATGCGTGAAATATCACGCTTTTCAAAGGCGTATTTATAAGTCATTACGATTGCCTCCTCAAACATCAAGCTGCGACTGAATTTCTTCCGTTGCTTCTTCCAAAGAATACGCCTCAGTTTCAAATGATAGAGTATTTTCTTCCTCGCCATTTGAAATAGTGATAGTAACTGTATAGCAGTGTTTTTCTTTGATTATTTCCTCTAACTGTTCTGCTACTGACAGCAGTTTATTTTTTATGCCTTCAGCATCATCAATTAATGTTCTAATGTCGTCCGGTACTCCGTTTTCTCCTCTATGAGATATCCACATTTCAGCGTGCTCATCTGCATCAAAATCGTTCGCAAGCTGTCTAAACTCCTCAATAAATCCGCTGTCTGTACCGTCATACCACACTGTTTCAATGACATCTTCATCAGCATTTGAATAAAATTCAATGTCACGGCAAAATTCACCGTCTTGCTCCGTTCTGTTATATACTGTAATATTATTTTCCTCAAGTATATTAAGTGTTTTTTCTGCTAACATTGTTTTATTCCTCCTCAGTCAAAATATACCGTTCTTAGCGCTTCGGCAATAACGCTGTTATCATCATCTTCAATGATTATCGCACTGGCGAATTTTTCCGCTATAAATGCCCTCATAGCTTTCATACCGTCTGTTGTGTTAGGCTCAGTATGGAGTATTGCCGGGATTTACGGCTTGATTTGTGGCGTTTTTTGTAGGGATTTTCCGTCATCAGGAATATGCGGTCATTGTCTGTTTTTGTCCACATTAAAAGATTGTGTATTATCTTCATTACTGTTATTCCTCCTCGTTCTCCTCATCTGCCAATATCGAAAATTCATAAACAGCATTCATCAGCCATTCATTGTTTTGATATTCTTCAAAAAGTTCTTCTGTGATATTGTGCCAATCTGAAGGACAATTACAAGTATCAGCAAATTTACACATCAGATTATTTGCAAGTTCTGCAAGCTCTAAATCTTCTTCGGAATATGCCTTGTTAAGCATTCTTTTGATTATAGATTTCATGCGTGTTCCTCCTCAACAATAATTATTCCACATATTATTGTATTCTTCAGCTGTCAACGGCTTTAATGTGCCGTTATTCCGTATCAGACAAGAGAATATATAATCCTCAAAGCTATTGTTATACTCCTGTCGTTCCTCGGCGGTTAGCTCGTCAAAAATTTTCCGCAAATATTCACGGTTGATTATATAGCCGTGTTCAGTGTCAAGATAATGTGTTGTCATGGTTTATTGTCCTCCTTAATGATAGACTACAGTTGCATTGTTTATCCGCTGGTTATTCTTTTTGTCTCTGAGAAATTCCGTGATCTGTTCCTCAGTTTTGAAATCAGGCACTTTACAACGAAAATATAATTGCTTCCGCTCAATCTCTTTTTCGTTCTCATCAAAGCGTGAGAAAATAACCATTATATAGCGTGTGTTACCGTTCCATATTTCGCCTTCATTGTCGATATTGTAGCTTCCTATATACTTAACCATATAATTATTACCCTCCTATTTAGTTATTCCGTTAGTGTTTGGTGATCCGTCAAGAGTTCATGCAGATGATCGGGAGATATGCAGCGGAGACGGTTTTATTTCTCCGCTGATGTGTGGTCACTTGCTAATAGGTTTCATTATTCCGTTGATTGCTTGAACAGCTCCATATAACCAGCCATCGAGATAATCAAGACTAGGGCAATACTGCGTGTAGCTTCCGCTTTCGGTTCTCTGCTGATCGGTATAAACATAAAATCCCTTACTATAGTCAGCTTTTTCAATACTGATATATCCAAAATTTGCAAGATACGCCCTCAAATTGTCATGAATGGTTTCCATTTGCTTTTTAGTGAAAATTCCGTTGAAGTTGTCAATAGTCATAATAATGTAAATCCTCCTATCAAATGTGAATTTTATTGTAAATTAATCCCAGTTAAATACAAGCTGCGGGAATGCCTTTTCAAGTTCCACCGAGTCTATGCAAGTGTAGTCACCTATTATGCGCCCTTGCTTGTATATGTTGCCTCTGTACCGTGCATCAAGATCATTAAAAGTAATGTCGATTTTGTCCGCTTCTGTTGGATTATCTCCATACCACATATCAATTTTAATCATCCCTTTACACCTCCTTAAATACTGTAATACCGTTTGTCTTCATCAAGCCCCAAAAAGTCCTTTACACTGTCGCAGGCGTCATTATATCCGCAGTCTGCAAGGAATACGCCTACAGCGCTTTCAAGGGCTGTTTCCGGCTCATCGCCATTCTGTACAGCTTTTTCAAAGTCGCTGACAATATTGTTGAATACATTCCGCAGATCGTCCGCTGTAGTTCCGTTGGCTTTAAGTGCGTCAAAAAATGCCTCAGGCATAGTTAACACTTCTCTTTCAAGTTTCATAATACATTATCTCCTCAATGTGTTTATAGTGGGCTTTATTCAGTCCGACAAAAGCGACTTTTCAGCCGTTTTTGTTTCGTCTTAATTCTCAAAGACTCATCAGGGACTTTAATCAATATTAAACGTAATTATGCCTTTGCAGTCCTCAAACACATTATCAATGCTTGCGACATCTGCTTGTAATAATTCATCTGGAGCATCTGATATAAAACCAGTATATATAACTTTTTCCTTTTCGTTACTCCAGATTGAAAACACCTGCATTTCAGGATCAACAAACATTTCAATAATTTCTTCTACTGTAAACATCTTGTTTACCTCCTCAATTCAATAATTTTCCGTGAGTGCAGTGCCGATTATTTCAAGGGCGTTTCTGTTGGCGAAAATCTCCGCTTCCTTGCTATTTGGCAAATAGGCGCAAAATATAGCGCTTCGGTTGTCTCTAAATGTGTAATACATGGTTAAATCCTCCGTTGCTTTTCTGTTTGTTTTCTGTTTTGTTATTTTGGAACGGCTTCAAGCGTTTTAAGCTTTCAACCGATATATAAACGGTTTATTTTTCGCCTACTCCGTTAAAGGGCGGTTGATTATTCAATCACGCATTCAATCACGGTTATTCCCTTATTATGCATAGCTTCAGCGGTATTTCTCAACCGTTCCACTGTTGCAAGTTCTCTTGTAAAGATTTCAGGATGTTTCTGTTGTTTTATCCAGTTTTCAAAGTGTGTATTGTGCAGGTAGTAAATATTACCGTTCTGAATGATACAATTTCTGGACTCATCAAGCGATATTCCGGCTTTTCTCAACTGCATTTTATCCGCTGGACTCATTGCAGAAAATGCCTTGCAGTTAGTTACAATACCTTTTGTTTTTCCGTTATCGCCTTTTACTGTGATTGATGATTTACCGATCTTGACGTTTTCGCCGTGAATGTCTGTTATAATCATGCTGTTACACCTCCGATAATTTTATACTTTCTTGCATACTTGTAAACGCTGTCAAGGTTGATTTTGCCGTTGTCGCCGTTGAAAATGAATTTATAGCGATTGCAGAATTGAATTGACTGTATTCCGCTTAATTCAACATTCAAGCGTGTTCACGGTTGAAGGGCTTGCAAGGTTTACGGCGGTTAAATAGTCGCTTCATGCGATTAATCCTTTTTCAAATGTGAGATAGTCAAGACGGCTATGTTCATCTTCTGAAAGTGCTTTTAAAGCGATATCAAATATATACCCACTTCCGCAGATAGATAAATAGCCTTCTTCAACAGCTGCCCCGATTTTCCACATAGGAATATTAAAACGGCTTGCAATATCCTTTATTGCTTTACGGCTGATTATTGATACATTATCAGCACCATAAAGACTATTGATTAATTCAGCAGCGTAAAGGCTATTTCTTAACGTTCCAACGGCTGATATTAAGTCAGCTTTTACAAGTAACTTAATATCATTAGTGTTGATATCCCCTGATTTAATCAGGGTTTTCAATTCAGCTATTTCAGTAACTGTAAAAAAGTCTGTTGTTTTCATGACTTCAATCTCCATTCTGTTTTGTTTTAGTATTTGGCGCTCCATTCCCGAATTGACGGCATAGGGGCGATATAGTCCTTTTTAGTTTACCGCCAAAAAGGGAAATGCGGGAATAATTAATAAAAGTATGTGTGAATTTTTTCGTTGTTTCCGGGCTTATCTGTTATTGTGGGCAGATATCCATAAAATACAAGCGTCAAGCCGTATTTTTCAAAATCTGCTTTCAGGCGGTTAATTGCTTTCTGCGTTCTGCTGTCTAGATCCTGAGTATAAGCAGTATTCACTGTTTCTTTTGTATTTTCGAGAATTAAAAGACGGTCAAGTGCTCCGCAAATGCGGTAAAATCTATTCATAAGATTTTCAGATGTTGTGCTATCGTAAGTATAGTTGACGGTGAGTCTTTCAAGCTCCATTCTGCGGGCTTCTGCTATTGTTCTTTTCATGGTGTATCCTCCTTGTATGTCTGTTTGTGTTTTTCTTGATTTTGGTGCAGGCTTTAAAGTTCATGCACTTTGTCGCCTGATGTGTCCCGGCTGATTGAGTCCGCCGGGCGACTGTTTTATTATTTTCCAAAATTAAAGCCTTCACGCTTGAAGCGCTTCAAAAAGCCTATTAAAATACGCTTTTCAATGTCTTTGATATAATCAAGGGAAATTTCGCCGTTAATGTAATTAATAAGTGTTTTTGTATCATTTGCAGATATTAAGCACTCAACAGCCGGGCAAATTACAGAATTCTCAAGTTTATAAAACTTTTTACAGAATGTTGTTTTATCAAGATCGCAATTCATGTAAACCGGTTCTATAAATTCATGGTACATTGTTTCAGTAATAAAAGTTTCGCCGTATTCGGTGTTTTTGATAAACTCACTATACATCATGGTGTTTATTCTCCTTTGTACTTGACTTTTGGCTTTTTTTATGGTATAATCGAGAAGTAAACCGGGCGTTAATTATGTAAGTAAAGCGGTTAAGGCTTTGATAATAGCTTTGATAAAGGCTATTTGTTCAGCCGTTAAAGGTTTGCCGTCTGCTATGATTTCAACCTTGATTTTCACATTATCACCGCCTTTTGATTTCCAGTCTGAAGCGTGTGATGTGCAATAGGTTGATTTCGCCCGGTTTACGTTCTCTTTACTCCTTTCTACAGTCAGGCATCGGCGGGTTCTGTTTTTGTCCTGTGTTCCTGCTGTGATTATATTATAGCACATATAGGTGCTATTTTCTAGTGGTATTATACACAAACATCGCACCTATATGTGCTAATGTATTGTGCATTTTGCACAAATTTACAAAATGTGCTAAATATGAATACAATATATTGTATGTGTATGATTTATATGTCCAATATGTTGTATAAAGTGGGTGAATATATGGTATCTGAGAAAAAAAGAAAATCCAATAATAAATATGACGCGAGTCATTATAAAATAATTACGGGGCTTGCAATGCTACAAGATATGCCGTATTATAATGATTATGCTACTAGATATGGCATATCTATGTCTAAGCTTATTACTAGCTGTATAAATTATTGCATAAACAACAATATAGATATTACGGGCGGTATAAAACTAAATCAGTCTGGAGCGGATACCATATCAGATATACAAGATGATATTGCAGATAAATAATAGATATCGCTTATATAGTGCTTAAAATGCGTTGTACGGCGTTTTTGTGCGCTGATAGTATAGTTATGCCTTTT